ATCTCGACGATCTCGACGATCTCGACGACCTCGACATCGCGATTCTCTCCTATCAAGCCGAATTGATTTGGATTGAGGCAGTCCGCTGCGAGGCGGACCACTTCAGCGGCGATGTTACGCTAAAGGCTGGCCGAAGTATCGACGACATGTTCGACGAATACGTGGCGCGACAGGCGGGCACGAAATGACCATCCCCGCGAGTTCAGGCGGCGGGGTAGAGTCTGGCCAATTCACCATCTGAGACGGTCAATCCGTTGGAGCCGGCGGGCGCGGTCGGATCGTCAGGCAGGACGACAGAAGCCGCCGCCCAAGCCCCGCCAGTCGACCAATGCCGCTCAGTGTCGTAGAGTCGCCCGTGGTCGCCCCGGTCGCGATCGTACGAGTCGAGGTATTCGCACAGCCAGCGGCGGCGCTCGTCCTGCACCAGATCGCACCCGCAAATGGCGTGACCGCTTCGCCCGTAGCAGATGGGCATACGGTGCAAGAGGGCGCTGGCGAACTGCTCACGAGTGTCGAGCCGCACCCATTCGAGGACACGGAAGTGCTTGGCCGTAACCCGCCAGCCGTCTGGGAAGGCGTCTTTGGTCGCAAAGGGTGTGTTTTGGTGGAAGTGGTGTCGGCACAGCTGTTTGGCGCGATCGTGGCACAGGGACAAGCCAGGGGCCTCTGACATGGCACTGGACGACTCAGGGAGTAGCCCGACCTCCGTCAGGCGTTCCATAGCCCCCCACATCGTCGACCCCGAATGGCGACGGCGGGTCACGCAGCCGTAACCGGACATCGGCGAACACTTCATGACGAAACGCTTGCCCAGCTGGCGGGTCCAGCAATACCGCCAAGTCGATTCCGCCGAGTTGTAGACGCACGAGGATTCTGGGGATTGGTCGTTCCAGGGGTCCAGGTACAGTCGGCCCACATGCACAGTGCCCAGATTGACTTCTTGCTCACGCTTCACATCCGCCCATTCCGAGCGGTCGAAGACTCGCAGCGACGATGGCCAGGTGGCGCCAAACGTCGCGTCGCCCTCTGACGGGACGATTCCGCCCATGCCGGGAGGTAGCCGGAAGTCGTAATCGATATGGGAATCAGGGATGGCAACGCGTGTCATTTCACTTCCGCCAAGATGGCGTCCTTCGTGGCTGGAAGGTTTATCGCCTTCGTAATCGTGTCGCCCGCCATGAGGACAAGCGCCGGTAGCCCGATTTCGTTTGCCTTAACGATCGCCGGCGCCAGGAAAGCGGGGGCTTCTCCGGTTCCTGTTTGAACGCCGGCGCTGACGAAAAAAACGGGTTTGCCCTGCGATCGCAACTCGTTGGTAGCTCCCTCACCAGCGAGCGGCGGCCCGGCAAGCCCGTCGTAGATGATCGCGATCGCCGTCGTTTTGGTCGGCGCTGGATCTACGGGGTCAGGATCTTTAGGCGGCGGCTGTGCGCCTTGGACGTGGATATTCCAAGACGCCGAGACTTCACCGGGCGGCCACACCATGACAAGGTCGCCATCGGCATCCGTTTTGACCTTGGCGTGATTGGCGAAGAACTCCACCTGGTAGCTGCCAGGTTTCCCGGTGCCGACGGCGGTCGTGTTGTCGTCGTACAGTCGCACATCGAGGTCGCCGACCCGCCAGCGAATCCCGAACATCCGGTGACCGTCGGGAAGTTCGACGTTGGGCTTCAATTCAAACAGCGAGTATTCAGAGACGGTCAGATTCCCTCGCAGCGGCTGCCTAATGACGGTCGGCGGCAAGTATTCGGGCTCGACCGGACGCTGCAAGAGCGTGAACGCCATTGCGGTAAAGAACGTAAAAACGAATGCTGGTTTCATGTCGCCCTCCCGGTCCTATTCAGACCACTCCACTTGCATGTTTGGGTGCGTAGCCAAGACCGTAACAACGTATCCCTTGCCCTCCAGCCACGACTGGATGTCCGCGACGAAACGATCTTCAATGTCCAAAACGGTCATCGTCGTTTCCGTTTGCTTTTCAGCGGCATTTACCAATCGCTGCACAATGGTTTTCTTCAGACGGCGAGTCAATGCAGCCTGCGCCCCTCGCCTGTTTCGCAATTCTTCCGGTGTCGGTAAATCCATCCCTGCATCTCCTACGTGTATTCGCCAAGTGCGTGCATGACGAAGCGGTCAAGGTTTTTGATATATCGCACCAAGATCATTCGATAGCTCGACGGCGTGTCAAAACTCCAAGACGGCTCGCCGGTCACGTTTTCGTCTACCCAGTGAAACGTCGCTGAGCCTGACGAAGCCCAGGTTATACCGCGCGACATCATACCCGAATCTTGTTTGACATCGATAAACCCGATCATATCGCCGTTAGGTTCGGTGAGCGTGATCGTAACGTCGCCAGTTGCTGCCGCGAGGTCAAGGGCATAGGTGTTAGACGCTCCCAGGTCGAGCGTAACGGCGTTGCTGCTAATGGAGGCTGCATTCGATCCGTGTTGCAGGCCGACTTTGACTTCAATCTCGTCGTTCGTTTCGTCTAGCGTGAATGCGGTGGTGCCATCCACCGTAAAATGGACATCGTCAGATGTGTCGCAATAGATCGTGCCGCCAGTGCCAGATGCCGCGTTCAACATCGTGAATGTTTCATCGTTGTCGATCTGCAATCTGCCGCCAGCGACGTAAACCCTGGCTGTCGATCCACCAGCAGCGCCGAATACAACATTTCCCGTGCCGTGATCCCATGTCTGGATATTACTGACCCCTGCGCCGCCAGCGTCAGTGCCGGACTGAAGTTTCAGCCGACCGGCTTGCATGAGAAAGTTCATCCACTTGTCGTCCGACGCTCCGCTCAAATCGACCAGCGAGATGTTTGCCCCACCGGCTGCGCCTTGAACCGACAGGTAGGCGCCATACGTGCCTTCATACAGCTGCAAGTACGAGTGTGCCGTAGCTGATGTCCAACTGGCAATCGTCTTCGGGTTCTGCGACTCAGAACCAACCGTCGCGTTCTGGCCGACATACAAATCAGCGTTCGCGTCGATGATCACGCTGCCAGCAGGCGCGAAGGTCAGGTCGCCGCTCGTCGTCGTCAGCCCGCCGGCAGCGGCGAACGTCAACGTCGTTCCGGTGATGGATCGGGTCGCGGCGAGGTCTAGCGCCGTCACGTCGATCGATGTTTGTAGCACTGGCTGCTCCTGGTTGGGGAGCGCCCGTCAGAGTAGGTCCGCCTAGTCTAGCAAAAAAACCTGACTTTTCACGGATGGCGTGCGGTTTTGGCCTAAAGGCTAAAAAGCGCGCGGTTTTAGCACAGAAAGCGCGAAGGGTTGCCGACTGCGCAAAAGAGTGGCCGCCGGCCCTGACGCGAAAGATTCGACCGGCGGCCTTAACTCGTGACTATTGGCATTTTACAGGTTTGCAGCCGGCAGGAATACACTGCATAATGTTTTTTTCGTGACTCTCACGACTCGTGACTGACCTCGTGACTAAATGAAAAAGGGCTATCGATGGCTAACAAGCGTGTTGACGTGCGCCGTGGGCTGGAAACTGCGGGGCGAGAAGAACTAATCAGCCTCGCAGCGGAGGAGAGGACACATATTCGCTGGGACGAAGCGGAAAGGGGGCGTCTGACCGAGGCGGTCACAACGGCGCTTGCCGAAGACCCCTCGAAATCGGTCTACCAACACCTGACTGTCGCGCAGGAGAAGGTTCTACCCGCTGATCGCAGACGATACAAGATCGCGTTTAGTGCATCGACGTGCGGTTGGCTGCTCAAATCGGTTAGCAAACGACTCAGGACGATTGCTGAGTTGCAGCCGAATATGGTGAAAGTCGAGCAACAACGCGATTTCGCCCAAGACGAACTGAAGAGTGTTCGTGAAGATTTAGCCAAAGCGGTTTCCCTGCAGGACGATTGGCGAGGCGCCCTTGGCCGCGCTGAAGTACCCGACCTCATTGCCGCCATTATGTCACGGGGCGGCCAATACGGGCTCGCACTGATGGAGATGTTGGCCAGTATCGAGCAGAAATTGACCAACGTTGAAGCCGCGTCGTGGGCAATGCACGACGCGTTGAAGAACTCAAAGAGCGGTAGGCGACCCGCAGCCGCCGCTACCAACGGCGTAAAGGCCGCCGAGGCGCCGAATAAGTTGAAAATCCTCGTTGTTGGTGCAAACGGCACCTCCAAAAACGCCATCAGAAGCCGCACTAAGCACATCGGCGGGCTCATCACGCTCTGCTGGTGCGATGCAGACAAGAAGTCGCCGCCGGCGTGCGACTACGCTTATGTGGGATCGAACGTGAAGGAGCGACACAAGATCATCAACGCGCTGAAGGACAAGATGCCGAGCCAGCGAATTTTCACTTGGCCAGGCGGAACGTCCTCGATTGTCAACGCGCTGAACGAATTAACTGGCGTCGCCGAGTAAACGTCCCCACGTAGATCCCGTGGGCAGGCATACCTGAACGGGCACGATGCTCCGTTCCCACCCTCATCTGAAAGGGGGCGGGAAATGGATTTCTTTCCAGAGTTACTATCTATCGTCCATGATTTTTCGGACGGTAGCCTACCCCTCTTCAATCACTACTGCCATCACGTCCGCGTAGAGGGCATGAGCGTTCCCGACGCAAGTCGGGACTGGAACTCGCGTTTCCCGCATTGGAAATGCGCGTCCCCCATCACGTACCGCCGGAAAGCCGAGCGGTATCGCGATAAGATGCTCGAAGACATCGGCGACGCCGATGCAATCTTGCACCACTTTTGTGAGTGTCGACGGCGCGGAATGAAAGCAGAAGCGGCGCACCGAGACTGGAACAAGCGCCATCCCTCGCAGACCATACCAAGCGCAAGCGAATATTTCGTCAGGGCGCGTAGCCGTTTCGACGAAATAGAGGCGGCATTTGGCGACGAATGAGCGTACAAACCTGCACCAGTTTGAGGAAAAATAAAAAAAACCCCCGCATTATTCGCGGTGAATGCGAAACAAAATCACTGGTGCAAAATGCACCACCCGAGGTTATGACGACCTCGTGAGCTAAAGTCCTTCCTGTCAACAAAGGAACCAGGAAGGACAACATGGAAGATCGCGACGACGACCAGTTGATTGCCCCGGCACAAGCGGAGTTAATCGACACATCTGGACGCGAAGGCGTCCGTTTTGGCGAACTCACTATCGCCGATCCCGAAGCAGTTTTAACCACTGCGAAGCAAATCAGCGCCCGACTCAAAGACATCATCGTCGAGCGTAAGCTGTTCAAGCGGATCGGCCAGAAAGACCACGTCTACGTTGACGGCTGGACGACTCTAGCGTCCATGCTCGGCTGCTCGCCACGAACCGACGACGCCAGCGAGTCAAAGACCGTTGAAGGCGAATTCGTCGCGACCGTCTCAATCGTCCGATCGGACGGAACCATTGTCTCGACCGCCACCGCACTCTGTGGGCCAGACGAGAAGACCTGGCGCTCACGCACGCGACAGGCTCGCTGTTCGATGGCGCAAACCAGAGCGACCGGCAAAGCCTGCCGCCTGGCATTCTCTTGGGTGATGGAACTCGCCGGCTACGCTGTGACTCCGCTTGAAGAGATGGAGTCAGAACCGGCGTTCACGACACACGCCAACCCTCCACGAAACACAGACGCCCCAGCGGCTCAAACTCGCAGCCAGCGACAGGAATTCTCTGAAGTGTCCTTGCCTCAGTTCATGCACATTTTCAGATGCTGGATCGAGGACACGCTAGGCATTCCCTACGAAGACATCAACGCCGCCGAGCGGAAGAAGCACGGCAGTTCATTCATGGCATGGGTCAAGCTGACGACCGGTCGCGAATTCGACGTGAAGACACCAGCTGCATGGAAGCGAACGGAATACGTCGCTTGCTGCCGATCCCTCAATTTGGAGCCCCTCGATGAGTAAGCGGCAACTTATTAAGAGGAACGACCCCGAGACGATCAATTCGTTTTTCCTTACAGGAGAAAACCCCGTCCTGATCGTCGATCGGTCGACGTTGGAGAATTGGTCAGTCTGTCCGCTGCAAGGCAGCCTGTCGGGAAGTCAAATCGCCACCAACGCGATGGAAGCAGGTTCCGCGTCTCACGAGGCGATTGCGCGAGCGGTCGCCGAATACATCGCTTCAGAGGGCTCGTTGTCGCCATCGGACCTACGAACCGAACTCGACGCCTACCTGAAGACGAGTCGCCCCGACCTGGCCGACGACGTGTTCAACTCCGTCAAACGGAGCGTCTACACCTTCTCTGATTTTCTGGCCCGGCAAAGCCCCGTCAATATCTTGCGATTCGATAGTGGCGAAGGTGAACGCAGCGGTCAACTTGCTTACGACATCTCGACGGGCTCACACGTCGTGCGTGTCACAAGTGAGCTTGACTTGCTGTTTGCCGGACCCCAGCCAACATTGCTGCACGAAATAGACTGGAAGACCGGTCGCACCCGATGGACGCGGTCGGATGTGGCCTCGTCTTTCCAGTTCCAGCTGCACGCATGGTTGATCTTCCAGAACTATCCCGACGTTGAAGCGGTTGAAATCAGCGTCTGGATGACCCAGATGACTCAACAGACGTTCCCCGTCCTAGTCGAGCGGAAAGACCTTCATCTCATCGCGAGTCGCGTCTACACAGCGGCTCTTGAATACTCGAAGAACCACGCGTTGGCGAAGCCGCCGGCTTGGCCAACGCTCGAAAAGTGCGAAAGCTGCCGAGTCGCAATGAATTGCGAGATTGGCCGCACTACCGATGTCGCCACCGTTGAAGACGACCCAGTTAACGCGGTGAAGGAATTGGCGGCGCTCAACGCCCAGGCGAAAGCCTACGAACGGGCGTTGGCAAAGCTAGTTGACAAAGATGGCGAGATTGAATTGGGCGACGGGGAGTGGTTCGGACGCGAAAAGCCGTCCACTCGGAAGAAGCCTGTCGCGACTTACAAAACTTGTGACTAAGGAGTGAGTGCTATGGGACGTAGGAAGAAACTAGCGAAGGAACCGGGCTGGATCGTTGACGCACCGGGCGAACAGCTGATGGAGATGTGCGGAATTAACTGGGAGATTCAAGATGTCGACATCAAAGACATCGACCTGCGAGGCTCCCGCCACAACAACGCGAGAATCGAAACCGACAAACTCAATGATGAACTTGCCGCACAGTACGCCGAAGGGATGAAGACAGGCGTCCACTTCCCAATGCCGATCCTTCAGAAGGGGCGAGGACGAAGCAAGCTATTTACGCTTAGCGGCAATCACCGGGTCGCCGCTGCGGAGCAAGTCGACCAACCTATCCGAGCCTACGTCACCCGATGCACGGACGAGGAAGCAATCGACATCGTTGTCCGCGTCGCGAACAGTCTAAACGGCACGCAGTCGTCAGCGAAGGAGCGAATTGAGCAGATTTACCAGCTGCACCACGACCACGGGCGAAGCCTTCCCGACCTGGCCGCGCTGTTCAATATGAAACTGTCTACCGTGCAGTTTAAGATGCGATTGGAAGCCTTCCGGCACGAGTTGGCCGACCTTGGCATACAAGCCGCGACCCTTCCGCTGCACTCGCTCGACGCGATCAATAGGATTCGCACAAACGAACAAGTGATGGTCGGCGCTGCGGAGCTTGCTATTAGCCAAAACATGACTGCTGCCCGCGTTAAGGACATGGTCGGCGAGGTTAAGGCGGAACGCGGCGAACGTAAACAACTTGCCGTCCTGAAGAACTGGAACGGTCAGGCGAAGCAAGAGAATCCCAAACGCGGCACGAACCTTGCGCGCAAGCCTCGCAAAACGAAACTGACGCGCTTTGTGAATACATTCGGTTCATTTCTGACGCACGGCTACAGCGGCGGCTCGGCGATCGATACGCTGCGCAAGGCGCAAATCACGGGCGAGGACAAAGCCCCGATGCGACAGAAGTTGGAATCGCTGCGGGACCTCATTGACCTACTACTGGAGTCCTAATGCCGACATACGGCTTTTCGCCGCCTACTGACGGACGGCGTCGGAGCTATCGGTTCACCACTCTCACCATCGTTCGCATCTTCGCCGGACGCGAGGACGAGTGGTTGCCCTTCGCTACGATTGCCGTCCCTCTCTACCCGGTTATTAACGCGGAGCAAGCTGCGGCGGCGTACCGGGACTACCATACTCGCTTGAGCCGCGATCCCATCGGCGACCAAGTCACGAAGGGTCGGAGTCGGGTCGTTTTGAAAAGGCTCCACTTCATGGTGAAACTAGGATTCCTCGAACGAGAAGGCCAAGGCACCACGTCTAAGTATCGTCTTAGCTGCTGGTTCTGCCAGCTGTGTGGACATCTGGCATCCAAGTCACGCCCTAACAAGGGCACTCTACTCTGCAACGAATGCAAGGAACACGCTGATGCACATCATCACCGGGACAAGCGGAAAAAAAATCAAGCTAACGGCAGTCGAGCGAAAGCAACTCGCAAACGCGGTAGCTTTGGCAAGCTCGATCAGTGACATCGCCGGTGCGATCCAGATGGACGCGGCGCAGCAAGCAGCGGCAGCGTCCAGTGTATCGCTGACATCGCTGCAAGCGGCGCTGGAGCCGGTCAGAGAGTCGCAATGACCGTTGATACTCACACACTCGATTTGATCGCCAACGCGACAGAGATTGGACCCTATTTCAATATCGGCTTTTGGCGACATTGTGCGATCGGTCAGTATTGCGCCAGGTACGCCAACGACGCCTTGCAGATGGATCTAGGACCCTTTGGTGGGGACCCTTACCCGTTGATGCGCGAGCGGATGGTCGGTGGGATGCGGGCGGTGCAATGTCGGCTGGGTCTAAGCGAATATATCGTTCACTGGCTTTTCACCTCCCACACGGCACAATCGCCAGCCGCCATCGACCGCGACTCGGTCGTTCACCGGCTGCGAGTTACCGCCGACTACTACCGTCGCAAGCAAGCGGCGATCGATGAGCATGAACGGCTCATGTCGCTTCCAAAGCGCGACCGTTGGGCGATCCTACTAAACACGGAGTTGACGACCGCTAGTTAGTCGGACGGAGTCGATGAAAAGAACAGCTTATCCACCTCTCTTTGAGGCGTTTTGGCGGGCGTACCCTCGCCGCGTCAAGAAACGACTCGCCTACGCCTCTTGGTGTAAGGCGGTTGAACAGATTACCGAGTCAAGCGGCTCGACAAGTGAGGACGCAGGTATATGGCTGATCGAACGAGCGAAATCCTACGCTTGTTCCGACGACGCCAAGGAAATTAGGTTCTGTCCCCACGCGTCAACGTGGCTTAATCAAGAGCGATACGACGACGACGACGACGGATGGTCACACGCGTCAGTTGAACCGGACAAGCCGAGCCCGACTGACTTCGTGGCAAAGTTACGGAAGCGAGCAAATGAGGACGAGTGACTTCGATAAATGGCTGGCGTATCACGTCGCGGCGTTCCCTGATCTAGCGGACTGGATCGGAAAGAACCCCGAAACCGTACATCACTGGCAGCGTGCATTAGAGGGAGTCACGCTACACGAAGCGAAGCAGGCAACCGACGCGATGGTGAAGGGTCAAACCAAAGCGTTCGGTTACCAGGATCATCCGTCTGCCATTCGGCGACTGATTGGCGACGATCGATCCAGCACGGCGCGGACGGGACCGAAACGGATTGATGGCACGGACAGTTTTGCCTGTCCGCTCTGTATGGATTCGGGGCTCGTCCGCGTTTTTTCACCACGGGCGATGAAGGTGTGTCACAGCGGCGAGCTTTCTGGACCTCGCGGCGCCAGGCTTTGCAACGTCGCCTGCCCGTGCGCCGCCGGCGACCGCTGGTTTGCTGGGACGAAACGATACAAGCCGATCCCGCGATTCAGTGAGCGGCGGATGGTTCGCGTCGATGGCTCGATGCCGAACAAGGCGGATTTCAAGGCGCTTTGTGACCATGTAAGGACCAGACGGAACGGTGAATTCGATGCATGGAATGCGCAAGAGGCGGCGAGGGAACAAACTTAATGTTGCTAACTACCTCGCCCACCTCGAAGAAGCGGATGAAGTGATGCGAGCGATCAACGCACAGTATTACGACGAGTTGCCAGTCGACGGCTGGCCGCCGCCACTGCGACGGTCTGGCCCAAGCTCTGGCTTTATAGCCCCAAGACCGCCGCCGCCACCGCGTCCACTCACGGACGATGAAGAACGTGAATACCGAAGGATCTGCAATGAGTATGAACGGGAGCGAGATTACTGATCTGGTTCAAAAGGAAGTCGAAGAGGTTTTGGGCGACCTCATCGCGGACGTAATCCACCGCGCTCGCAATCTGCCTACTAGCATCGTGCTGCTGCATGTGCTGAGCGGCGTCACGCGAGCTAACGGCAACGCCCTGCTGCTCCTCGCTGATACCCTCCGACACGAAGGACACAGCAGCGGAATCGACGAAGAAACCGTGCGTAAATGCTCAGTGCAAATCCAAACCCTACTGATCACCGCGATCGCTGAGAAGGAGATTGCGAACGATGGACGACTCATCGACATCACCGAACAGATCGACGCCCTCTACGAACTCGCCGCCAAGCACACCCACACCGACGACTACCGTCACGGTGAAGAGAATTGACGGCGGGCACTACTTGTATGAGATGCCGGAAAACGGAAACCCAACCGACGAGCAGATCGACGCAATAGCTAGATTCCTGCTGCGTCGAGCGATGGCGAGGAGAGAGGCAAAGGATGCCGGAACCAATAATCGTCAAACTGACGGCGGCTGAGTTTAACAACGCGGCGATGATTGGTTGCATACGGCGAATTACCGGGATCTATCGTGATTTGGTTGAGCCCTACGGGAAGCCGAAAAACGTCTGGGAAACGGACGTGCTTGGGGCGGCAGCGGAGCAAGCCGTCGCCAAGTTGCTGCGAGTGTACTGGCCGCCGGTCGCGACTCAGCCTGAGACAGCGAAAGGCGATTTGGCCTACGGAATCGAAGTGCGGCAGACTAAGACGCCCCACGGCTGCTTGATGTTGCACAGGAAAGACAGAGACGAGGCGCCATACGTCTTGGTCCGAGGAAAGGGACCAGACTTCGAGGTGGTCGGGTGGATGTTCGGGATCGATGGCAAGCAGGATAGGTTCTGGCGAACCGACATAGACAACACTGCCTATCTCGTCCCTGCACAGCACCTGACGGACATACGCGAATTACAAGAGTGGATTCACACGCAATGAAGGAGCGAAAAGGATGCGACACGAATTAACGCTGCAAACGATGATGAACTTGGACGCTGGCCGAGTGGTCGAAGCGTTCAACCAAGCGATCCGCCGGGTAGCGCTCGACATGGACGATCGACCTGGCGACACCAAGTCTCGAAGTATCACGCTCAATTGTGAGCTTGTGCCAGTGATTGACGAGCAAGGCCAACTCGACACCGTGCGAGCCAAATTCAAAGTCACGGACAAGCTGCCGGCACGACGGTCGAAGGTCTACGAATTCGACTACCGGCGCGGCGGCCAAACCGGCTTGGTCTTCAATGACTTGTCGGATGACAGTGCGAAACAAATGACGATCGACCACAAGGAGGACGACAATGCTTAAGGAAGCCTTTCAATGGTTGCGACACCTAGCCGACGAAGCGATGGAGCCATCCGAACTGCGCATCAACGATGATGTCGTCATCGTACATCGCGGCACCGATCCGCCGGCAGTCTACGACGTGAACCCGCCACGACGGAGACATTTCGTCCGCGATCTGGATTCGCTAAAACGCGCCGTGAGGACGTGGGGCAGCGTCGATGCTTCGGACGCGGCGATTTTTATCGGTTCCCAGTCAATCACATTCGTCATCGACGATGGTGAGCGACGCGATTTCGTCGATATGAGGCTGACTAGATCGGAAGAGTTTGATTTCATCAGCCGACTCAAAGACTGCCACCGAATGGATCAAGCTGACCTCGTGCGGACTCTCAAATTCCGGCTGCCTGAAACGAACCCAGATCTGCGGTCGCTCGTTAAGTCGCTGCGAATGACTCGCAACGAAGAGTCAAAGGGAACGATCGCCGCTGGCGAGGAGTCACTTGGCCGGCAAGTGCAAAGCGCCGTCTTGTCGGAAGACGGGCAAGCCATCCCCGACCACGTCGAAGTCACCGTTCCTGTCTTCTCCAACCCAGGCTGCGGATTCGATGTCGCCGTGACGCTTGGGTTTACGGTGCTATTTGACACTCGCGAGTTCAACCTTGCGCCTATATACGGCGCCGTGCGGATCGCGCAGGATGACGCCATCCTATCGATCTTTCGCGAGTTGGCTGAATCGCTTCCCCAGACTCCGATTTTCCTTGGCCAGTTTCAGGATATGGATGAGGAATTGTTCTGATGCCAACGTATCGCTACATCGGAGTTGACCCCGGCAAAGACGGCGGCGTCGCATGGATCGACGAGACGGATCGCGGTCCTTTCGTCCAGGCGCATCGTATGCCGCCGACGCCTCGCGACATCGCCCTGCTGATGAACAAAGCGATGAACGGGGTTAATGCCGATTGTGCGTTTCTGCTGATCGAGAAGGTCAGCGCCATGCCAAAGCAAGGCGTGTCGTCAACCTTCAAGTTCGGCTTCAACGCTGGATTGCTGACCGGGCTAATCGTCACCCTCACCGTCGCCTACGAAGAGGTAAGGCCGACCAAATGGCAAGCACCGTTTTCGCTTATGAAAGGCAAGGACGTTACCAGCGTTCAGAAGAAGAACAGCCACAAGCGCCGCGCCCAAGACCTGTTCCCGGCGATCGCCAAAATCACGCACATGACAGCCGACGCGCTGCTAATCGCTGAATACTGCCGGAGATACCGCAAGGGCATCTTGCAAACTCCACCTAACACCTAGCGGACCTAAAATGACGGAAAAAAACTATACGCATATTTGCTAGTCTCTTTCCCGTCGCGGCTTGTATTCACTTGGCCGAGGCTGCCGGCGAGGATCGTACGGTGAGTCGCCCGCAGCTGTGCCAGGTGCATAGTCGTCAACGTCGCCAACGCGACCCGGCGAGTACGCATCCATCGCCAGCGTCGTGCCAGGCACGTAGTCGGTTCGGGCCTGCTTCCGAGGCATGTACGGCGTCTGCGTTTCGACCTCTACCACGGCAGTTGCAGCAGCGTAACCAACTCGCGGGATGAAGCCGGTGCCGCCAACTTGCATCCCGCCAGAGATGGAAAAGCCAAGGGTGACGATTGTCGAAACGCTCATTACGTCGCCCGTGTAACAGAGGTCGGATCATCGGCGTCGTTCAAGGTGAACGTCGCGGCGGTTGTCGTTCCGTCTAACTGCCTCAGCGTCTTGGTGGTAAGCGTCAGGTCAAACTCGCCAACATGCGCGTTGATGATGTAGAGCAACTGGGCGCCCGTCATCGCCGACCCATCCGTGCCGTACGCTTCGGTGAGCGCCGTCGTCCAGATGTCAGCGGCTGACAAGTCATTGAGCGCCGCGATCGCAGTCGCGTTCGAGTCAACCACCGTGTCGATCGTCGACAGCTGCGTGTCCAGGTTCGCCGACGCCAGCCCGACCGCCGTGCGAATATTCGCCTGCGACAGATCGTTGAGCGCCGCCACTGCTGACTGAGTCGTCGAGTGCTGCGTGTCCTGGGCGGTATCCAACGCGTCCAGCGTCGTAATCGTTCCGCTGATCGTGAAACCAGCCTTGTCTGTAAGAGCCCTGGTTGCCACGCTCCACACGTCAGCGGCTGCATGGGTACTGAATCCAGTTGCGGTCACCCAGGTCGTCACACCGTCGCCAACAGCCTTGCCGAACGTGCCGGCGGACGTGTGGCCCGCGTACGCTTCATCCCAAACCGCGTCGGCCACAGCTGCCGCCGTTGGTGCGGTCGCGTTGTCCAATGCCTCGGCGGTGCTGCCGGACGTTCCTGAATGGTCCGCGATTGCCTCTTCCCAGACCTGATCCGCAACAGCTGCAGCAGTCGGTGGGGTTGTTGTGTTCCAATCGCCTTTGCCGTCGAGTGAACTAGCGCCAAAGTCACCCGCTGCGAGAGTGAAACCAAGAGCCGACAGGGTACGCGTACCGCTCGTCCAGACATCGGCAGCTGAATGGGTGCTAAATCCAGTCGCGGTCACCCAGGTCGTTACACTATCACCGACTGCTTTACCGTAGGTCCCCGCAGTAGTGTGGCCGCTCGTCGCTTCGTCCCACACCGCGTCTGTAATAGCCGCAGCCGTTGGGGGCGTCGTGGTATTCCAGTCCCCCTTGCCATCCAGAGCGCTCGCCGCGATCCCGGCTGCCGTCAACCAGTTCGACGTGATCGAAGGTAGGTTCGTCAAGTTGGTGGTTGTGGCGACCGTCGTCACGTTGACGACCGTGTCCGATGCAGGGTCAAAGTCATTCATGTTGCCGATGAGGTAGCCAGCTGATCCAGCCCCGTACGCACCGGGAAGCGCCGTCGACCAAGGGTCGCCAGCCGCGCCAGCCGCGTTCAAAGCCTCCGCTGTCGATCCAGATGACCCAGAGTGGTCGGCCAGCGTCTCAAGCCAGACTTGATCCGCGATCGCACCAACCGTGGGCGGGGTCGTGGTATTCCAGTCCCCCTTGCCATCCAGAGCGCTCGCCGCAATACCAGCCGCCGTCAACCAGTTGGATGTAATCGCCGGCAGGTTCGTCAGGTCAGTGGTCGTCGCGACCAAGGTCACGTTGGCCACAGTGTCCGCAGCTGGGTCGAAGTACGAAGCAGCGGCGAGCGTGCGTGCGTTGAATTCAGCGACCGTCGGAATGTCCGCAATGCCCGCCGTGTGGTCAGCCGTCTGGGGCGTGTTGCCTGTGTAGGTGGTCAGCGTGTTGACTAGATTCACGGTTCCCACGACGCCAGAGGACGACATTGTAATCGCCGACGCATCGCTGGTGATATTCGTAGCGGCGCTCAATGTTCGCGTACCGCTCGTCCAAACGTCAGCTGCGCTATGCGTGCTGAATCCCGCCGCCGTCACCCACGTTGTGACCCCATCCCCAACCGCTTTACCGTAGGTTCCCGGCGTCGTGTGGCCGCTCGTCGCTTCGTCCCACACCGCGTCGGTGATCGCCGCCGCCGTTGGGGGCGTCGTCGTATTCCAATCGCCCTTACCATCCAAAGCCGACGCGGCAATGCCAGCCGCCGTCAACCAGTTCGACGTGATCGAAGGTAGGTTCGTCAGGTCGGTGGTCGTTGCGACCAAAGTGACATTGGCCACAGTGTCCGCCGCCGGGTCGAAATACGAAGCAGCGGCAAGCGTGCGTGCCGATATGACCGCGTCCAAATTGGTGCCGAGAATAAAACCCGCCGTGCCACCACCATACGCGCCCGGCAAAGCTGTTGACCACGGATCGCCGGCAGAAGAGGCTGCAGCCAATGCTTCTGCCGTGCTACCCGATGTGCCGCTATGATCGGCAATTGCTTCTTCCCAGACCTGATCGGCAATTGCAGCTGCAGTCGGATCGTTAAGTGCAGTGAAACTTGAACCGTCTTCAGTCGCAGCCATCGCAGAGTCTGTGCCCCGCTGGTCGCTATTGGTCGTCGTCGTGTTAACTAGATTGGTCGTCGTCGCCGACAAGTTGACCGATGTCGACTGATTCTCAACATTCGCCCAGTCGATGCCTATGTTTCCAGTCGCCGTTAGATTCAAAGCCGCTGACAGGAAATTGTCAGGGATCGAAACCATTTCAGGGGCTGCCCCAGCATTCACCACGTCAAGCATTTGCGAGCCGATGCAGGCGTCCCCCTCAGCTGGTGAGCCGCCAGCGCGATCGTAGGCGGTAACGTGATACAAACCGTCTACGATCCAGCTAGGCAGTTGCGCCGTGTAGTATCCGCTCGCTGTCCCCTGCTCCGTGCCTGCGACATCGTAGTCCGCGATCGCAGCCGTCGAGTAGGTTTCAAACGCAAGGTCGGTCGCCACGTCAGCAATGTTGCCGTCGCGATCGCGGATGAAGAAATAGACGTTGTTGCCAGTCGTGTATTGGATACCCAGGACATCGTTAGCCATTACCGGCCCTCGCGTTCACGTTGTTCCCGCAGCAATTTGTTTCGCTTTTGCATCGCTGAGATGAGGCGTTGCATTCGTTCAGCCTCTGCCCGCTCCTCTTTCGGCATCGCCTCTTTCTCGTCCGCTGAGAAAAACGCCCGCTTGAATGTGCCGGCGCCCATCCCCTTGAGCCTGTCGAACGCCGCCTCTCGCGTCGCCCGTGTCTGCGCGGCGGGTGAAATGTCAGTGACACGGAAGCCAGTGAGTTGATTCAGCGCGTTGTAGAAGATGTCGGTGGGCGACCCTAGTTTGCGAGGATCTGTCGCGCTACGCAGCCGAGTAACACCACGGCTCGTCGGAAGGTTCGACATGAGCAGTTCAAACGTCTGATTCGTCTTGACTGGCCCCTTGCCCTCTTCTCGCAAGCCAGTGAGTTCGCCAAGGTTAGACATCAGGCGACCAATAGGCGGATCAGCTGACGCCAACTCGCGAGGCCCCATCGGGCCTCGCTGGAAGAAACTTTGGCCGGTCGCCATTTCTAGCGGCGCTTTAATCATCGGGTTCATTCGCGACATGCCTTCGAGGAGCGTGTTACGAACGTCCGGCCCGAACCCCAACGTGTCCTCGATCGCCAGGCCGCCACCTGTCAGGTATCGCGGCGACCCGTCAGACGCTGTGCCGATGTTGGCGGTGAACTGGTCTTTCAAGTAGTTCGGCAACGGGGCTTCCTGCTGTCGCTGTGCTTCCATGCCAGCGTAGTTGTAGCCTCGCACCGTCTGCCCCATCGCGCCGCCCGGCTTCTCCAACAACCGCTTCCAAATCACCGGAGCGATGCGACGAGAGAAGGTGTAGAAGGGCACGAGCCGCCGCATTCCCTGCTTCTCAAACGGCGTCAACCGGCTGTAATCGAAGTGCAATTCCTCAACTTTGTGCGCCGCCGCGATCGGGTCCCAGCCCTGCTTTTTCAGGTAGAGGTAAAGCGGTACGCGGTTGAACCACTCAACCTGTTGGTTCAGCTTGCCGCCCGTGTACGCGCCGGTCCTCGCAGCTGTTCGGATTTTCTCTAACCCGCGTCGGAGCCGTTCGAGTTTACCCCACGGCTTCTTGCCGCCGCTCGCATCCGCACCGAACAATGGATTGTTCGCGACCCATTGCGACTGCTCTTGCCACGTCGTCCTAACGTCTCTCGCACGTTCCGGCACGACGCCCTTGCTCGTTCGCAAGTTGAAGATGTCCGTATCGATCCCGTGTCCCAATACCTCGTACGCCTCTAACTCACGCAACAAGTCCCGATCGTCGGTCGTCAACGACTTGATGTCCTTCCGCGCCTTATTCAGTAGCTCCTTTGCGAATTTGGCGAATTTGGCGTAATCGCCAACGTCTCGTGGAGTCTCCATCAACCCCGACGCCATGTTGACATGCTGGCCGGATACCAAGTTGCGAAGCTGGAACGACGGCGTACCGAACCCAACGGTGACGCCTGCCTTCCAGTAACGCATGACCTTATCGATACCCTCGCCAATCACGCCGAACCATTCAGGGTCGGAGTTCAGTTTCTGCAGCGAGACGAACGCGTCCGCAAGATCAGGCTGAACTCGCATCTTTGCAAGCTCATCGACGTTGGTTTGGGTCTTCTCAGCCAAGTGAACCAATGCCTTGAGCGGCCCATCTGCACCCTCTTTCGCGGTCATGCCCGTTGACCTGAATACCGACGCGATGTCCGGCGCTTCCGCAAACCCCTCGTCCCCAGCGTTTATGTAGGATGCAGGGTCGGCCAGCGTCTCATGGAATGCTTCTAGGTTGCCCCTCGCTCGCGCAAGTTGCTTCTGGTATCGCATGAAGTCGTCCGTGAGGTTCTTCGTGAACATCTCATGCGACTTCCGGCCTTTCAGCCACTCGTCAATCGCCCAGGCGTGCGCCTCGACGCCTTCATACACTTTGCCGTCGTGCGTGAACGCGTCTTTGTCCCACCATTTATTCGGCTTAATGTCGTCCCCCATGCCCTTGCCGTGGAATTCCGCATCGAGGTAGCGACCGTACTTTTTGAGGATGTAGTCGTAGCCCTCTTCGCGTACCTGTGGATCGGTCAGCAAGAGGTTGACGATGCCGGCAGGCAGTGTGCGAATCGCTGGCTGCCGGGCTCGGGCCGCATCAATTTGGACGCTCCATTCTCGCGTCTTGCCTAAGCCCAGTTTGTCGGCCAGCTTCTTATCGACTGACCGGGGCGCATATTGATACGAAACGGCGTCGATCATGCTCACGTCGCCGCCCATTTCCTCGTACGGCTCCAACGCCTTCAGCATGCCACGATGTAACTTGCCGGCCAACTCGTACGTTTGATCCCGCAACGCAAGGTTGGCAATCTCGTCGCCGCTCAGCATCGAGTCAAAGACCTTGCGAAGCTCAGGGCTCATCAGCTGGTCAATATTCTTGCCGTCCGCCCCCAGGTACTTTGACCGAATCCCCTGATAGAGCGTCTTCAACCACTGCTTAAGCGACTTGAATACCCGCTCCAACTTTCGCGTCGGCGACTTCCCCGACCGCATGTACAGTTCAAACGATTCCGCGAAGACCTCTTCCGCCTCTTCGGTCCACCGACCATCCGCATCAACTACCTGTGTCGCCTTGTTGAGACGCCCCGCCCTGGCGAGTTGATCCAAGACGCCGCTTTCGGCGTCCCTAAGCAACTGTGGGTCAATGTCCGCAAGATGCCGCCGGAAGATGTGCGATGTCTCGTGAATAAAGGACGTGAGGTCGCCGCTGCTGTCGCCCGTCTTCGCGTTGCGGAACGCGGCAAAGATCGATTCCTTTTGCGCATTGAATGCGACGGCGGCCTTCGCCGTATTGCCCCTACCCTGGTGAAAAATGTCTTGGATTGTGACATCCGCATCGTCGAAAATCACGAAGTTGTTTTTACCCTTCGCGGCTTGTTTTGCCTTTTCCAATTGGTCGACGTATCGTAACTCCATTCGTGATAAACGCTTCAGTCGCGGTGCGGTGTCCGGTTGATCTGCGATCTTCTTGCGGAGTTCAGCGATGCGATTCTGAATCCAGGTCACCTGTGACCTCGCGTTCATCACGGACGCGCGCGACGAACCGTCGAAGTATTTGATTCCGCGAATACCCGCCTTGCGCAATTCGTCCGACGCGGCTACCTTGCCGCCAACGCTCTTTGAGAGGTCGTGGTAAACATCTTTCGCGGGCTTATTCCAATTCGATTCCAGGTATCGCTTTTGTGCTTCCCAAAACTCAGGACTCCCTTTCGCTGCGATAAACTCGTCGGTGATACCTGAGCCGTCAGGGCCAATCCTCTCGCGGAACGCCTTCTTCACTACGTCGGATTGCTCAGACAGTGGTAAGTCCCACTTCAAATAATCATCGTCCGCCGGCGCAAGGTCAACTTTATAGAGACGACCTGTCCCCTTATCGAGCGAGACATCTCCTTCCTTCAAGTCTGACATGAACCGATATACGTCCTCCTGGTCCGACAATGTCTCTTTCGCTCGCTTCCAGTCCGCCTCGTCCCACGAAAGATTACCCCACCGCTCGGGATTAACCGGCTTTCCTAGCCGACCCTCTCGCTTCAGCCCGTCGATATGCCGGAACTTGTCGTCAGCGCGGCGCAAGTCAAGCTCAATCGACTCCATTTGTTTCGCTAACGCGTCGTCGAACGACTGCCCGCCTTCCAGTAACCACGACAGCTGTGTAACATGGTCACGTTTCGATCCCCCTAGTACGCGAGTGGCAAGTTCACCTTTGTATTTGACTACTGGACGCGAACTCAACGTGTCCTTGTAATACCGGGCGATGTCCTCAGTTTCCGTGAAGTACAAACCATGCCCATACGCCGCCGCGCCCTCGCCTGTCCCAATCTTCGACGAGTCAAACTTGTCAAACTCGTGCGGTGACCCGTGCCATGCGGTTTGATAAAGGATGTCCTCGTGATTGCTGCCATCGACGGACATCATGTTCCCGTATCTTTGAGAATCTGCACGTCCACCAACACTCCCGGTGGCATCCTCGGACTCGGCGAATAACTTGTACTCGCCATCTGTGGATTTCGTCACCGATGAAGCATCCGGCCAATTGTTCTTGGCACGACTTAAGGCGTGGCCCGAATTAAGACCCTTGACTTGATCGTAACTGAATGTTCCATCTGGCCATTCCACACGCACGGACTGCACGAACGGGAACCGTTGTTCTTCAAATCCACGCAGCTGATAAAGGATGTCACCTGGAATTGCATCGCGCACCGGAACAACCGTCGAGCCTTGTTCTTTGACCATTCCGGTGCGGCCAACAATCAACTCGTCCTCTGGAACCTGGAACCTGCGAGATTCCCATCCCTCGTCGAAGCTATCCACGACCCACGCGTGGCCACGTTTCGCCCTCTTGGTGCCGGCGTGTTTCATCGGCTTACTGAATTGGTAGCCCTCTTTGCCTTTAACTTTGCGCTGGACGGTAGCGTTCCGCTGTACGGGAATATTTGGCTGCTCGTGAAAGAAGTCAGTGCCGTATTTGAAATCCTGGCCGGCGTAGCCTGACTTCTCTGCCAGCTGCTTAATTAGCGGATGTAACGATTTCCGCTCGTCTCGCGACAACTTGATCGCGCCCGACTTGATACTGTCCGTTGCCTTGAACGCCCCTTCCTGATCTGTTAGTTGCCGCAAACGCGAATCGCTAACGTCCCACCCCTTACGCAGCAGATCCTTGAACGAGTCCTGTCGGAACAGGGACGTAGCGTCCCAGGCACCCGCCACGCCATCGTGCTGCAACGCGTCTAGGAGTCGATTGAAGTTGTTGGCTTTGAGTCCCTTAAGTCTTTCGCGATGCACAGACAACGCGATAATGCCGCCCCACACTTGCTCCTGAATCTGGGCGGGGGCGATGCCCATCTTTTTAGCCACTTCACGGAAAACGGCTGCCGACGATGCGTAAAGCCAATTCTTACCAAACTCGCCACCGAGCTTGTAAGCGGCCTTGCCGTCACGTGCGAGCAGCTTTTTCCCGCCGAACATCAGCATTGACGCTTCCAACCAGTTGGCGGCCCGAGCCATCCATGTGTCTAGCGGAAGCGGATCGTCCTTGCCCTCTGTCGCCCGCTGAAAGTTGGGTTGCTTCATCCACTCCTCGCTGCCAGCCCTTAATTCACCCGCGTCAGGAGTATTTGAATTCACGACGCGTTTGATGTTCTTGACGTGTGTGCCAGTGGCTTTGATGACAGGCTCCCCCTTGACTTCGGATATTCCAATCACGCGAGCCCGAACCGCATTCTTGGTTTCGATGAGTAGCTTATCGATCACTGCATCGTCAGTTGTGTAGTCGCTGGCTTTCCATCTCACGAGGAAATCAAGCGCCAACTGGTCGTGCTTCTCGACGACGGTCTGTGCCGAAAACGCCGAGCGGAGCGCCGCGAATCGCCTAGCGTCTGCTGTGCCCAACAGGTTCTTGTAGATGGCGGCACCACGCTTGTATTCACCACCGACAGACTCACCAATTTGAGCCAGCGCCTTGATCGACGTTCGATCCCAAGTGTTGCTGTAGAACATTTCCATCGACTTGAGCGCCGTTGGGTTCTTGTTTGCTATCGCATCCAGTTCCGCGTCACTGTAATGCGACAACATCTTGAGGTACTTGTTCGCCACCTCTGGTCCCTGCTTCTTCTCCACGTTCAAAGCCGCTCGTTGTGCTTCTTCTGGGATTCGCCTGTACGTCGATTTGGCGGCTCGCGTCGCTTTGGGTCCAAGTGTCTCGTTAAACCGCTGGAACAGGGTCTTGCTTCCGCCGATCGCAGAGTCGTTGTCACGCAGCGCCTTCATGTCGCCGGCTTCTAGCGTGTCCCATGTTACGTCTTCGTAGAACTTACCGGTCGAGTGGTCGAACAGGTCAAACGTCTGCTTTTCGATTTCGTAACCGGCTCGGCCCTCCAGTTCATCATTGCCAGCTTCATAGATGTCGTCGGCAATCTGTTTCAGTTTCGCTGAATTAAGCCGGAATGTTTCAAGGTTATTCCCTGCCATGCGAGTCCATCCGTAGTGACGCGCAGCGTAAAGCCTCGGGTCGACATTGCCGTTGTAACGCGCCATTTCGAGCAACTCAGGCGAATAATTCTCGACCTCTCGCAACGCCTCGGGGTTGTTGTGTGCGGCTTCCGCGATCATCTCCGACACAGACTGGAAGTCATCGGCGTCGTCAAAACCTAGTTTGTCTGCGAGGTCGCGGCGAATAGCAGCCAGCGCCAAGACTTCGTGATTGTCGCCGATGGCCCCGTCTGCAAACCGTACACTCCCGCCTTCCAGCCAGAATTCGCCGCGCAAGTCTCGCTGCTCAAGCGTTCCGGTGCTGGAATGCTTCTTGGTCGCCGCTATCCACCCATCCATCGTGTCGTATATCTCTCCACCCTTGAACGTCTTGTAGAAATCGTCCGCCGTTCGGCCAGCCTTCGCCATCGCCCACGTTCGCGCGTACGAATCGACCACCGGCATGAAGCCGTCCGATTGTGAACCGTATAGCTCGCGTGCGGTCTTGGAGAAGAAGTCGCGACCCTCGCCGAACTCCATCGTCTTCCGCCACTGGGCAACGACTGGATTGTCTTTCGGCAGGTACAAAGCGAACGCCGAGTCGACATCGCCTGTCTCGCGAGTGAATCGCAAAATGTCTTCGGCGACTTTGCCGTACTCCATCTTCCGCCAGGCGCTGGCCTCGTCTGTTCCGCGACGATGGGTCACGTCTAGGTTAACGTCTGAGCCGTCTGGCATCTTGTAGGCTGGCGCTGCATCCCCAGCCTTGTAACCGATTTCGCGACTCGCCCCAGTCTCAGGGTTGCGGAAGAAGACAGTCGTTTCGTCATCTGCGATCTTCGTCACCCGACCGTAGTTGTCCAGGTCCGAGGATTTGACCACGTCGCCAACCTGCAAGCCGTGCGGGTCCGCCAGCGCGTTGTCCATCTCTGGCCGAAGCCCGAAGACCTCGTCAATGGAATCGCTATACTCGTCAACCGTCTCGCGGAATTCCAGCGAAGCCTTGGCGGCGATCTTGTCGTACACACGACGCCTGGCGTCCGCCTTCCGCGCCAACTCCTGGTGATGCTTCTTGAAGAAGCCTTGCGACGCTGCATCGAATAGTCCGCGACCGGCTCGGGCGACCTTCGTGTTGCTCAGCCAAGCGCCAGCCGTGTCCATCGCTCGGTTGTACGCCATGCCGCGTTTGCCGGCGGCGCTGCCGAAGTTCTTCACCGGACCGTACAACGGGACATCGACTGACCACGCGCTGGTCAAGGGTGTGTCACCCAACCGCTTACCGTCAACCATCATGTTCAGTGCATCAGCCGCGCTGTCGGTTTTGTACTTACGCTTGAGCGTCCCTGTGATGGCGTCGCGACTTGCACTGTCGCCGAATCGCAAGATGTCCTCGATAGTCGATGTCGCCCTCGCTTCCCGCACCCCGATCTTGCGACCGAGTTTCCCGGCGCCAGCCTTCGCGGCGGCTTTAGCGGTTGCGGCTGCGGCGATACTCGACCCCTTGACTCCCGCCTTGCCGACTAAGCCCAGCGCCTTTGTCGCCGCGCCGAATCCTCCAACATACGTTAACGGGTCAAGCGCTATTTCAACGCCCAGGCCCCCCCAAAAGTTTCGCCAATTGTCCTCTTTGCCAGCCCAGCCCAGCTCACGCGCCATATCGCGACCGCTGATGCGAGTGTCAGCGGTCGTCATGTTCCAAGGCAACCATTGATCAAACGGATTTCGCCCCGATAGCGTGTCGCGAACCGAACTGCCTGGTAAGTCTAGGACGTTGCCAAGCGCAGCCACCGTTCCCAGTCCTTGGCCCACGAGCGACTGTGTCGCGTCTGATTCTTCATCTGGCGACATAGCCCGTGACTGCGGACGACTACGATACCTACTCTGGTAGGGCTTCGGTGCAGCAGCCTGCTGCATCAGGCTGCTCATCGTCGGCAGTGCCGGCATCCCCGGCATCGGCAGTCGAGTCATTAGGATTCCCTATCACTTCTTCACTGCATGTATCGATACGACGTGGGCGGTGCCGGCGGCTGCATGCGTCGTCGGTTCTGTCGGTTTGGGTCCCACTTCACCCCGTCATCATCCCAGTACACACCGCCGGGAAATATCTGAACATCGTCTGAGTCTGAGTGAGGCACCTGGAAGAGAGGTCGGACAAGGTTGCCCAACCCGCTCGCCATATACTCGCCCAACTTGTCCCATTTGCCGCCCCTTCGTCCTCTGCCTTGTGGTTGTGGCGCTTGTGGTTGTGGCGCTTGTGGCACGGGCAAAGACGCGTGGTCAGGTGACGGAGGCTGTGACGGAGGCTGTGACGGAGGCTGTGACGGAGGCCGTGACGGAGGCTGTGACGGAGGCTGTGACGGAGGCTGTGACGGAGGCTGACTACCCTGCGATCCGCCGCCGTATTGGACAGGTCCAGGCGGTTGCTGCGACTCGTACTGTTGCTGCAACTCGTCCAGCATGCCCTGGATTTGCGCCTTCGCCTCGGGATCGGTGGCGTCTTGTAGCGCCCCCATTAAATCCAGCCGCTGTTTGAAATAGTTAGCTTCAGCCTCTCTCCGATCTTTGCCCTTCATGTAATCCTGCCCCCATTTGAACTCCGCGTCTCTAAAATCGCCCTGCCTATTTCTGTGTGCCTGCTGATTCAGCATCTCCTGTTCCCGAAGCCTGTTGGCCATCATCGCCTGCTGGTTCTGCATGCCCATGTGCTGGCCTCGCTGTTGCATCGCCGCCAATGCGGTCGCGGTCTTCGTCGGGTCACGCTGCATCGCTCGCATCATCGCCCAGTTACCGATGCCGCCTTGGCCGCCGCCTTGGCTGGCCTGCGCCTTCCGCATCGCCATTCGCTGCTGGCGTTGGGCGGATTTCATCTGCGCCTTGGCTCGCACTCCCACCTGCCGATCGGCTTTCACCGCACGTCGGTCATGTAGCCGTTTGTTGCGGAGTGCCGCAAGTCGGCCTGCTTCACCGGGCGCACCCATTCGGGTCTTCGCCTGAACGTCTTTGATCATCGCTCGGCGTCGCTCTGCAGCACGAGCAATCTCGGCGTCACCATCACTCGAGCGGCCCAGCGATAGGTTTCCGCCACGTCCTATTGCCGCCGCACCGCTCTTTTCCCCCGGTGCGTAATGTTGGTACATGGACGGAATCTTAAGAGCAACTTCCCGTGCCCTCTCGTCCAGCCCTGTCGTATCCCACGGGCTGCCCTTCTCGTGCAAGAGCGCTCGGTCTTCACGAGCGAAAGCCGCTGCCTGCGGGTCTTGCTGGCGTTGCGTTCCAGGCACTGGCGGTCCACCCTGCGGCATCGGGACACTCCCAACCGGAGCCTCCCACCCAGATCGGTAGCGATTCATGCCACGGTTTCGACCCGCTGACGACTCCCACGTCCCCTGCTCCTCAATCTCAGCTGGCAGGTTCCGTTGAGCCGCAATATGGGCGCGGCGACCCGCAATAAGGTCTCGCTTGGCCTGGATCGCTGGCGTCGGCGCTTGGCCGGAGAAGTCGATTGGCTTCTTCTCCAGGCTGGGGCTGCGGTAGGCGTTGAGGATCTCTAAGTTCGACCTGCCGCCACTAGCCGGCGCTCGCTGTGGCCACTCAGCGGCTTCACCACGCTCTGGAGTAAGTAGTCCCAAAACACGCGGATCGACAGGCGGTTGACCTGGACTTTGAGGCGGTTGGGCCGGTGGCGGTGATGCAAACGCATCACGCGGATCGACATATCCAGCCTGAACAGAGGGGACGCCGCCGTACTGCGCTGCCGATTGCGCCAGTATTTGGGGCGTATTCTCTCCGACAGCACGCGGGTCACTTTGGGGCGGTGGCGGCAAATCAAACGGCGCAGCAGCCGGTATAGAAGGAGCAGGTGGCGCAGCAGCAGCTACCGGTTGACCGACCGAGGGCGGACGACCGTTCGGAGTCAGCGGCGGCGCTGCTCCCATCTGCGCCGGATATTGCTGGACCTGGTTGGTCGGCGTCGGCTTTTTTATCGTTGACAGTTGCGGCGCATTAGTCGCAGCGTACTTTTGCGACCGTCGTTGCGCCCGTCGTTGCGCCCATCGGTTATTACCCATCTAACTATTCCTTATGCTTCAAAGCGGTGGATGGCGCAAAGCACTGCCCCGCCACCATTGGATTGCATGCGCAAAGTCGCAGCTGACGCGAATTGGAACAACGCGAACCCACCGATACCGATGGTCCCGATGTCCTTCATGGTGGTGTCACTTGCACCCCATGTAACTGTGCTGGCTGCGTCAAGATTGACGATCAGAATCCAGCCGTCACCCGAGACATCGCCGAAGCTGATGTCCTCTTCCGACGTTCCTACACTGACCAACCCAGGATTGCCGCCGCCCGACCCGGTCAGGTCAAACGTCTGCGAACCAGGATTGTAGTCGAAGTAGAAAGAGTTCTTGGCGACTGTGAATTGAAGGGCGATCGCGATTTCGTCGGCCATCGACGGGCTCCCGTGGTTAGGGAGCGTCATTCAGAGTAGGACTTTAGATTGTACCGCAATTCGATTATAGCTCAACTTCGCTCGCTCAACTCCATAGTGCCAAAACCGCCGTCACGTCCGTTTCCGCTGATGGGGATTCCGCCCATACCGGGATTGGAGGGAACGGCGGCTCGCTCGGCAATTGGAACCAGTCGCCAGTCGTCCGCAGGATCTGACCACTGGTCGCATTAGCGTATATATTGCCGAGGACGCCTGCTCGGCTCTCCCCATAAATCAACAGGTGGTCATCCATCTGTAGACCAGACCATTTACCCCACCCCGCCGCGCACGACCCCCGTGGGAGGTGCGGGCCATCGGCGATCAGAAATGACACCGGCTCCCAGGTGACAGAAAGCGCCCAGTACCAGAACCCGTTCGCCAGAATCGACAAGCCGTCATCCCCCGCCGCTGGCTCAAAAACCCCTTGATAGTTCGTGCCGGCGAAAAAGCCCGTCCACGTCAAATTCGTCCTCGTGATAATCGATGTCCCGGCGAATCGCATGCAAAAGCTCGATCCGCTCGGGTCACTTTGGCTTCGCCGCTTACCGAACAAGCCAATTTGATCGCCAGCGTCGACGACGCCGATCAACGGGTATCCCTGAACGGGTTGCGAATCGAACAGGCTACTTCCCCCGCTAACTGGACCGAATAACCGCCCCGTGGTCGCCGTCCCCGAATACTGCGACAGAAATGGCACATCGAACGTGCATTGACCGTAGCCGCCCGGCTGCATGGTCTTTGGACTATTAAAACAGGTTGTCTCAATGGCATCGTCGCTGACCTGTTGAACCGCAATGACATCATCAGCGCCAACGGCGACGTATTCCATCGCCGCATGCGCGTTCAACTCCACGTCGCCAACATTCTGGCAAGGCGCCCATCGTTGTTGGTTGTAGGATGTTCGCGGTTCCATTAGTGACCCCACACTGTAAGGGTCGCAGTTACATCAAAGGTCGCGTCCTCATCGCTCGCGATTGTCGGATTGATCGCGCCCGTCGCTGAAAATGCGCGGAGTTCCGTCGACGATAGGGTCCCAGACACGTACGCTACCTCGAATTCATCGACTAAGTGATGTGTTAGCCGTGTCAATTTTGACCACTTCAGTGTTTCGACCGGGTTTGTCCCGCCGCTCTTTTGGCCACACGTCACACCCCAGTACTTAATGAACCAGCCAGCACCCCCAACGCCCCACGGAGTCGGTGGGATGTCATCGGCCTTATCTTTGATCGTGAAGGATGATGACAGTGAAATGCGGTAAACGCCGATTTTGAGGACGTTGATTCCCGCACCGCCGACGCTCAACACGCCACCATTACCGACGCCAACGGTGTACCCTTGCGAGTCGACCGTCATCGACTGGTAAGCACCTGTCCCGTCCGTCGTCCCTGTCAGGCTGACGGTTAGCGACGGCAAGCCCGACGCTCCGTAGTCGAACAGAGCGAGGCGATTGATCGAATCAATATCCCCGATGACTCCAAAGCCGTTACCTGTCACGTTGGAGTTGTAGCGCGACGTGACAGCCGGCCCGAAGATTTGACCGTGAAACGGCCCGACCGAAGGCGGGTCGTACGCTCCAATACATGGCGTCTCGAATGTAACGGAACCGTAGTCGCCAGCACCCATCCCCTTGGGTCCGTTGAAACACGTATTCCCCACGCCGGCGACCGAAGGGGCTTGCACGCGAACAACCTCTGTTCCTTCCGCATCCACGTCGACGCCAGTGTATTCGACCACGCCGAATGGAACGACAGCCCCCAAGCCCACGTTTCGGCACGGAACCCATCGTTGCTGCGAATACTGGTCGTACGTGCAACTCATGACATCCTCAGAAATCGCGTCTTGCCCTTCGCGCGCCAACCGAATTCGTCGCGGAGTGAGTTCCTAATCTTCATGTTCCACAGTGTGAGAAAGCTACCTTGTCCGTTGCTCCGAACTCGCAACCGGTACTCTTTCTGAAACGCTTCGGCGCCAAATGTGTGTTGCACGAGATTTCCCCATTGAACCTCTAGGCGTACTTCAGTGTTTCCCCCTGGCGTAACGAGAATACAGCCAGCGTTCGACTCCTCGCTCCACGTCCAAGGAACAAATATCCGTTCCTCGACTTCGAGATGCCACGTCGCCGCCATGTGGATGATCAATCGCTGCGATTGAACCGTCCACGTTTCGGGACTCTCAGGAATACCTGCGCCCCCATCACCTGCCTCGCCCCAGATAATAGGAATTTCATGCCACTGATCGGTAGGAGGAAACGAAAAGAGTGGCATCTCGTGCAGCGTATAAAACCAGCCAGCGCCGACATCTTGATCCTTGACTCGCTCGACGATCGCGCGTCCGTCTTCGTTTCCAATGATGATCCAGTGATTGACGCCTCGGCGCAGGGCTCCCGAACCAGGGTTCGTTCCCCAATGTTCGCCAGCCTGCGGGAACCCATCCGAGACGTTGTAGTTAGCCGTCGCCGGACCAGTGAATGTCACCATGCCATATTGGTTCGCCCCGAGCAGCATTGCGCCATTGATCGCGGTGGCGTGGGTCGGTTGGGCGACCTGGCGGACGCGGACGACCTCTTCAAGGCCGCCGCGAAACTCCGTGCCAACGTGTTCGCAAACGTCAAACGGCTGAATGTCGGTCGTCCCAGCGTTGATCGCTTGAACAAACCGTTGGAGCCGAAAGGGCGCCGTTCGATTTGACATCAACCTCCCCCATGAAGAAAGTCGAAGTCCATGTTGGTGCTGGCGCGCGTTGTCGCTAGTTCGCCGTTGCCCCAGCGGAATTCGCATCGCTCGATCTTGCCATTGGGAAAGCAGTCGTTGCGGAAGCCGTCGTATTCGATGTCCTTCGCTTCGTCGAACTTAGTTTCCAGCAAGTCGATATAAGCGTCGCAGGCGTCACGGATGTCCGACAGGTTGTCGTCGTTATTGTTCTTCAGCCAATCCCCAACAAACGAGTATTGCTGGACAAACCGGCGCACGAGGTCTTCGCGGTAAACGACGGCGACGCCATCGCTGGCCGGTTCAATCTCCCGTTCGCGGACGTAGCGGTCCAGTTGCCCATTCTCATGGCGAGCGTTGTAGGCGCAGCGGAGATACAACCGGGCTTCGTCTGTCTGGCCGAGCGTGAACTTGTAGACGGGAAGCGGGAAAAAGACTCGCCCCTCATCGCCCTGGACCTCAAAGTCGCCCAGGTACTCAGTGTTTCCGCTGGTCGTCGCCATCACCATGTGACCGTTCGCAAACTCACCGAATATCTTAGCGCCTTGCGACAGCTGCTCGGCGGTCAACTTGTCTTCCGCTGACTCCAACAGGTGGTCGAGGATTGGCCGCGCCTGCTTGGGGTCAAAGATGTCGTCAGGGTCCATTTCTGGAACATCGAGCGGCGCATCTTCCCACCAACTGATTTGGTAATACCGCCAAACCGTCTTCAGCGCCAAGTAGCGATTCGCTCCGACGCCGGCGAACGATTCAGGAGACTCCGAACCCCAGCCAAAAAAGGGACGGTAGCTCAAGTCGATTGGCTGTTTCCACGTCCCGTCAGACTCTTGCCCGATTGCTCGCAACCGAAACATTGCTTGGAACTCTGTCGGCCCGCACACGACGCGGACGTATCGCGGCTTAGCCGACTGCATCGTCCGCTGCGAGTTGTTCATGCTGCCGGAAGTTGGCAAATCGTCGCCCTCGCCAACTTTATGGACCTTATAGCTGCCATCTTCAACTGGGCAGAACGCCAACCCCTCTTGCCGGCAAAGCGAATTGATCGCGTCGACTGAGTCGGAGGCGTCCCAATCAACATCGGGGTAGCTGTCGCCGTCCGCACTCGCGCTGTCGATCGTGATGTCCAGTTGGTCCGCAATCTCGTCGAACAACTCTTGGGCAGACTTCTTGTTGGCGTCGTCAACCGGCTCGTTGTCGCCGCCTCGCCGATTGAACCGACCGCCGAGCTTGCCTTGCTCGATCTTCCACCGCTGGTCCTTAATGCGATGGCGCATCAGGAACTTTCCGCCACGCCTCAGAAACACGCTGCGGACGATCCGAATGTCGGGGAAGTTGATCGTCGTCCCGCCGTACGCGAGCGTCAGCGTATCGATGATTGGCGTCGTGTTGGCCGCTTCGGTGTAGATGATCCCCTCGCCGGGCGCAGCACCAGGCGTAAGCGACAAATAGCCGCCGACAGAACGAAGCGTAGAGAGTGTTGCGGTTCCTTGTGGCATATCACGTCGTTGCGGCGAATGTGACCTTCACGTCGCACGGCGGGTCCCACACACGTAGGTCCTTCGTCGTGATTCCGTTCAGATCAAGACCCGCCGACAGTGTCGCGATGCCTAGCGGATCGGCGTAGCCGGCTCCCTTATAAAGGTCCACCGCGCCCAGGCTCTTGACTCGCGGATCGTTTCGTAGGTCAATGATTCCACGATCGTAGGCGGCGATTGTGCCAGTGCCGGCAGCCCCCTCGATCAATAGCGTCGTGTACTTGAGGGTGAAGTTGGTCGAGCCCGATTCTGACCGCTGATAGTACGTTCCGCCGCCGCCCTTGCCGTCGACCGTGGTCGGCGATGTTAGCGCGTAGACCTTGCCTCCGCTCATGTTCACCGTCCCGTACGTCCCGCTACCCAGCGTCACTGTTGCGTTCGATCCGAGGTTGAGCGTGTCGACTTCCGCCGAGTTCCCGTCGCCGACTCCAAATTCAACATCGCCACCGGTGACCGTCCACGTTGAAGTGATTGTCGAAGCGGTGATGATGTTGACCGGCGCTTGCGTCGAGCGTACGGCGGTCTGATACACCAAGCCGTTAACCGTTGACGCGGTACTGGTATCGACTTTGACCCAACTCATCGAATTAGTGCCGGCTTGCTCGCCATTAACACCGACATTGACGGCGATCGTCCCCGTCCCAATTTCCAAATGCGTTGGTAGCATCTCAGGATATGGGTACGAAGGATCATCGACGTTGATTGCTGGCAGCCCAACCGGATATTTGCAGTCTTTCCGGTAGTCCACTTCCGCGAGGTTGACGGCTGCTTGGTTGATTCCAAACTTAAGCGGCGAGGTCGCTCGGTAGTCGAAGATCGCGGTGTCGCCGGTACTCGGCGCTGTCCCACCTTCCCAGTTGGCCGCCGTCCCCCACGCGGCGCCGCTACCCGCTGCGATGTCCACTGATTGCAGCGTCGTGCCGGACCCTGACGTGTCCGACCAATTCAGAGTGAACGGACGCCCGTCTACCTTGCCGACGAAATTGAGGGTTGTCGTCGCAGTCGTATACGTGACCGCTGACAACTGCCGGAATTCACCGTACGCCGATCCAAGCCCCGTAACGCTTGACCCGCTCGTCAGTGACCCGTTGCCCGTCATCATGTAGACCACGTCGTTGCCGATGTCATTGAGCGACGCACTGCCCAGCGTCAACGTCAACGAAACCGCGCCGTCTAGGTCGATCGTAATCGTCTCGGACGCGGACCACGTCCCGCCCAAACCGACCGACTCCTCTTTAGCGACATTCGACGCGCCGCCGATCCATGCGATATTTGCCATTTTCTACCTCTTTTCAGGCTCGTCCACGGGGTTAAACCCAATGGGTGCCTCGAATTCGTAGTACCACGTTGTCTTGAAATTCTCGAAACCGTTACGTTGGTGGTGCGCGCTGGTGTGACCGACTCGCGTCTTGTCATGTTTAAGGAACGTGGCCCACTGCGGCACGGCTGGCAGCATGTAAGGTCCGTACGCCATCACAGCGTGACCCCACTGACGGGCACGCCCTTTAGTGAATTCATGCGTGGTCTGGACGACTGGCGGCCCAATCTCGTATTCGTAAACCTCGAACCGAGGTCCGCCTGTCCCAATGACTTGAATCTCGTTGTGCCATTCCAGTAGGTTTTGATCGAACTGACCGCTATCAACCGGATACTCTGCCTTCAATGTGATTTGCAACGTCCGTTGGGTCGCCAACTCCGCGCCATCGTTGCCCGTGAAGTTCATCCGTAAAACTTGAATGCCGTTGATCGATCCGGTCGCGTCGATGACGTGCGACGTTGGCGTACCGTCATCCCAGAACAAGCCGGCCTGCTCACCAGCGAGCGGCGGCCCGGCAAGCCCGTCGAATCCGTACCCCGTCCGCAACTCGGAAAGCTCGGTATCGAAGTTCGATTGGCCGGTCGTGCAGATGACGACTTCTGTCGTGAACACCTCGATGCGGCGGAATTGGTGTCCGCGATTGCTGTACGTCTGCTGCATATCGTGCGACAGCAAGTTGACTTCTGAGACGGGATGCTCGAAATCGCGGAACTTGAAGATGGTCATTCGCTGGTGAACCTCGCGTCTTCGAGTTGACGAACAGACGAGGTGACGCCACGAATATGATCAGCGATGCTGCCGAACATCTGAATGACTACGTCTTCCAGTTGGTCAATCTGTTCATTGACTTCCTCGCCGGCCTGCTCGATGCCCGCCGTGTCGAAGTCGCCTTGGCCGCCCTGATCGTGCGTCTGCGTGCCTTGGACGCTCTGCGATCCGGCGTTCTGTGTAATGTTGTCGCCAAAGTATCCGTCAGCGTTTTGGTTCGACCACTGAGGTTCGTAAGCCTTGGGCGCCTGTTCAGTCGGAACCGCTGGCGGTGGAACGTCATCAAGCGGAGGATGACTCGTAAACGCACCCCCGACGCGCGGTGAGGTTTCAATTCCCGGCGCCGGAGGTGTCAGCAACGATGCGGGTTGAGGTAACCCACTACCACCCCAAGGCGCCCCAGTAGCAGGAGGAGAGGCGCTAGGAGTTTCGGGCGCCGCTACCGGCGCGAGGTCTTCTGCGAATGCCGGCTGCGGATCTTGCCATGCCGACTCTGGAAGTGGCGGAATGCTCGCCGACTGCTGCACCTGGCCGAGCGGTTTGCGGTGCGCCTCGGCCATTTCCCACGGGTTGGTCGGTAGATCATCCGCCGTGGTTCGACGAGCCTCGCCGCCGAACATTGATGGATCAATTGACGTGGCCGGAAAGTCAGTGGCCTCATAAGGCTCCCACCCCGCCGGCAGTTCTTGGTCCGGTAGCTTTGGTGATTCACCTACTTCAGCGGCGGGTAGTTCAGCGTCGGGCAACCCCTCTTCTCGCAACGGAGCGTCAGGAAGGTCGGTGTCGGGCAACCCCTCTTCGGGTGACGGTATGTCGAACGGATCGTCGTCGGCGAAGTCGGCATCACTGACCTCGGGCGGGGTTTCCAAGTCGATCTGGAACTCGCCGCCCTCGTGAAAGTAGCCGTCGCCGTATTCGTATTCTTCGTATTCGTTAGGCATTTGCTTTCGCCGCCCATTCCTTGGCGTTCCGAATAACCACCGCGTTGCGCCTCACGATCGCGTCGCGAGGAAACGAACCGACCGCCTCGCACTCCCGATGGAACTGCCAGGCCAGTCGGTTTTGCTCTGTCAAAGCCCGGTTGTGGTCGGGTGTTCCTTTGGGGCATCCAACGTCCGTTTCGCACATCGGCTTGGTGTATCGTTTCATCGGTTCGCCGCGCCGAATCATAGGCTGTCCTGTCGCCTCGTCATATTGCCATTTCAGGCACGTTTGACATTCGCGAGATGAGACGAGCGGATACACCAACGCCAGCTTCACCCCGCTACTCAGTTTTTTGCCGCTTCCTCGGCGGGTTGGTTTGCCATGACCTGTTCAAACATCTTCAGCTTGACTTTGGGATGCAGCCTCGCGACGTGCTGCGGATGGATCGGAACTGTACCGTCGTTGCCATCCCGCACATCCCATTCGACCATTGACCCCGCAATCGCCACGTCGACGATGTCTTCTCGGTTCCGCCCCTCCGCATGCAATTTCATTCGCGAGTAGACTTCCGCTCGATCGCCGCCGAACTTGGGGCGAAACAGGAAGTTGACTTCAGGGTGCAACCCATCGACCGCGTTGATGCGGCCCGGCTGTGTGTACCCGTCATAGATGTACGCTGCTGGCATCTGTTACACCGTTGCATCATTGGTTACGACTAGTTCTTTCGCCGCGTCCGTTTCGTAGGCGACGAGTTTCACGTAATTGGTAATCTCGCGTTTCCCCTGCACCTTTGGCGTTCGCGGCTCTTGGTGCAACGCAGGGAATGTAAAGAGTGTGCTGACCGATCCATTGGTGAATGTTAGCGTCCCCGTCTTCGCCGTCGTCCCGTCCGTGTACACGTCGACTTCGTCAGCCGAATTGAACGGCAACGTGAATTCGAGACTAATGGACCGCGTCGTCGGGCAAAGACTGGTCGGAGTCAGCGAGTTGGTGAACCGCATGTCAATGCCGTTGTCGATCGTAAGCCGCCAGTTCATCATGGCGATCGCGTCACTAGCCAGAACCAGCGCACCCGTCGAGTCACTATGCACGTAGGGCTGATCCGCCGCCGTTGATCCCATGCCGCCGGCTGGAACCCATGACGATGGCGTCGCGTCTTCGGTCGTCCCCATGAACTGCACTTTCAGTTCAACCAACCCGCCAGCCTGCGACTGGAAGATCGCACGGTTGACGTGGCAGCCGGTGAAGTCGAAGTATTCGCCGTCTAGATACTTGGCGATCGCCACTGCTGGAATCGTCTCAGCCAACGCGAAGGTGTCGCCGGACGCTGCCGCGCCTAAGATCATCGGCAACCAGACATCCAAGTCGGCTGGCGAAGGATGAGTTGTAATCTCACCTTGCACAAACTGCGCACGATCGCGGGTGCGATTCGAGTGAAGCGACCGCGTGCCGCGAACGCCATCGCTGTTGACGATCGAGATAATCTGCTCGATCGACTCATTAGTGAATTCGACTTCGTATGCCGATGACGTAATCGCCGCTGCTTGCTCGATTGCCAGTCGTGCTTGGGCGCCTTGTGAAGCGTTGCATGCCATGTTTAATTTCCTCTCTCTTCACGAGAGATGCAGATAATAGCCATCGTCGTCGCGATGTGGTTCTTACGCCACTTGTCTGGTATGACGACGTGACCAAACCGAACGTGTACGGTGTGAACGCTCGTGACGCCGGACAGCCGCTGATGGATAAATTCACGTCGAATCTTTTGTCGCCAGGTCGCGATGCGGCCAACGTGGTCCGACTCGCTCCCGCTAGTTCCGCGAACGATCGTCACCATGATTGGGTAGGCGATGTCGTCGCAGGTGTTCGTGCCTTCTAACTCCCATTCCTTTTCCGGCAGGTGGACTGTTACGCCCGAGTGGATCTTGTGTTGATCCCAAGGCGCAATCCGCTTGTTCACGCCGTTGTCGCCAAGCCCGTCTAGGCTCAACGCATCAATTTGCGTGACAATCTGATCCATGCTGTCTTCAAGGACGCTCATTAAGTGGGACTCGCGTTAACAACTTCGTCCGGTACTGTTGACCAACCGCGCCAATGGAACGGGTGTTGAACAGACCCAGACGACGAGTTTCGGTTTCGTGAGTCGCCGCCGGCTGCCTCTTGCAGCGCCAACATCGCCAGCTGCACGTACTCCGCGCGATCCTCTCGCTTCGTCAGTAACGCGAACTGGGCTTCGCACGCGCGAAGGAAATACGTGTGCATCGTGTCTGTCGTAAAGTCGAGCGGGTCGCTAATCGAATACTTCACGCCAGACGCGCCGATACCTGGCACAGCGTCGATGGTGAGGCTGGTCGTTGACGCAACCTCATCGACGATTCGGTAAGCGGTGTACGGGTTGTCGCCCTCGCGATCGGTAGGAACCGTGGACGAATCCGACGAAAAGCGAATCACCGCGCCTTCGTGGTTGGCGGCGCTAAACGCGGTTCCCGTGCCAGTGACGGTCGTCGAAGCCGCGCCATGATCGATCGTGCCGGTGGACTCACTGAATACCCGCAGCGGTCGCGGGCCGGCTTGGTAGTTGAATTCGTACGTGCGTGCCGTCGATGGCGGCGGGCTTAGCGTCATCGTCAACGCGCCGTAGTAGTCCGAGTCGCCAGCGTTGATCGTGAAGATGGTCGGCGTGCTGGGCGTCTGATACCAAATCGAGTGGCCTAGCGCTTCGGGCGGGTCGCGATAGTCGATCGCGTAGTTGCCGATGACATCCCACGCCTTATCGATCTTGCGGAAGTTCGACGGGAATGGATAGGAAGCCCGGTAGCAGATGTAGGAAGTTCCAGCAACTACATCTGCACCGGGATTCAACTGTTCGGAAAGCGTCACGGTCGTTGACGAACCGTAAGACTCGATCGGGTAATGCGCCTGATCGCTGGCGAAGTAGATTCGGTACAGATCCGCGTTCGTCGGAAACGTGTCGCCCGTCAACGTGACGGTTCGCGTGGAATGCGTGTAGGCGACGCTTCCGTCTGACACCGACGCTTCACTGCGGATCGAATAGCGTCGCTCGTAGTACCGCCACTTATAGACGTTCGGCAAAGCTCGATACGCAGCAAGGATCGCTCGGCGCACATTGCGACCTTCCCGCCCCGTCGTGTCAACATCGAAGACATCAACGACGTGGTCGTAAGCATCCTTATACGTGTAAAGCTCAATCGACATGGTTTCCACCGTGTTTTTCGATGATGTCCGCCGTCTCGGTCTTGACGTTCAATTCAGGATTGGCCGCCTGCCGTTCGCGCAGGTGACGAGCGACAATATCCTTCCCTAACGTCACGCGTCTTTTGCGGGCTCGCTCCGGTCGCGCCGGGGCTTCCGCATCCGTGACCTTGCACGAGCCCTCGCACGGTACGCCTCGTTCGATGCACCGCTCTTGGACTTCGCCTCGCGATTTCACAAACGCTTGTGGGTCGCCTTCGTCGTCGGCCAGGCCAGGTTGATAGAAGTCGCCCGGCATCGGCGTGTAGCCTTTGGCTTTCGCCTTGGCAACGATTCGTGCAAGCCCTGCTGGATCGTCGGCGAACTGCTTATCCAACGTGCCAACGCCCGCGAAGAATGTTGAGTCGGTGACACAGCCCGGCGCTTTCCCTGCCTTGGCCATTTCGCGCATTCGCTGCTTGTCCCTCGCGATCTGTTCGTCAGGCAGAGGCGGGTCGTACACCGTTTTGCCGGCGACGATGGTTGCGCGATAAGACACACCGTTGATTTTCGTAGTCCAACCAGCCACGTAATTACTCCTTGATGTAGCGGAACCAGCCTGTGACGCGACCGGTCGTGGTAAGCACGACTTGGAACGCTTCCCCGGCGACGCATTGAACAACCGGAATCAATTGATTGGCCGGTTTGTCGATCGCCCCGCCTGCGATCAAGCCGACAGGACCGATCTTCACCGTCGCCGCACTCGTTAGCGAAACGTCGTTCGCGGCGACCGCACGGAGATGGGCTTCGTAGACTGTGATGCGTTGCCCCGCCGTCAACGCAACAACCTCATGCGTCGCCGCCGTTGCTTCATCGAACTGGACGGTCACCAGTTTCTTAGGGTCAGTTAGAATCGTCATTGTTTCCCTCCGACGCTGGCTTCTTATCGATCAGCGTCAGTTGTTTTTGCTTCAGCTTGATGTCCTGCTTTTTCAACTCGATGTCGAGTTCTTTCAGGTCCACTTCCAACTTCTTTTCTTCCACGTCGTACTGAGCGATTGCCACGTCAGCCGCTGACTGCATCGCAGCCGACTGAGCATTGACGCCAGCTTCCTCAGTCTTGATGCGAGTCTCTTCCACCTTCGCCATCGCGTCGGCTTGCTTCAGCGCGGCGTCTTGCTGCTTGGTTTGGGCGTCGGCTTGCTTGACGGCAAGTTCCAGCTGGGCGGACTGGGCCGCCGTTTGTGCTTGGACCTGCGCTTTCTGCATCTCGATTTGCGCTTTCTGTTGGTCAACGGCTGCCTGCGCCTGCGCCGCCTGTATGTCGACTTGCGACTTCTGGATCGCCAGTTGCCCCTTCTGCAACTCGGCCTGCGCCTTCGCTTGCTCGGCTTCCGCCTGCTGCTGCATCATTTGCTGCTGCTCTGGCGTCGGCGGCGGCGGCGGTGCCGGCGTACGAGGACCCATCCGAAGCTCGTCAACGTCCATCTCGATCGCATCGCCCCATTGCTCGACAAACGCGTTGAGCGGGTTCGTGTCCGACGTAGCGTCGGCGTGCTTGTCCAGCACCGGGAAGAGGGTCGAAACGACCGCGTTGATATTCTCGGTGTCTCGCTCTTTATTAGGCTTGCGCATCGAACCGGCGGTGACTGTAGCGCGCATTTCCCGCACGACGACTTCCGGTTCTACGCCAACGACCTTCTCGTCCCAGAGACGAGCGCCCACCGGGCCAACGAGGTCTTGGATGTCTTTTCCCTCGACAAACCACCGCGCGACGAACTTCTCCATGTCCGCCGCTAGTTCCATCCACGCTTCGACACGCCTAGCCATATAGTCTGGCCGGACTTGGCTGTTCTTGTTCTTGATTTTGCTGTCGGTCGCCGAACGACTCTGCGCGCCGCCAGGATTCAAGCCGTACACCAACTCGTTCAAGCCGGTACGTTGCTCAAACAGATGTGTGATTCGGTCGATCATTTGGAACGCGTCGGTATTCACGTTCGGCTGGTCGATCCATTGAATGCACTGCTTCAGGTCTTTATTGACTTCGCTGATCTTGATGATCGCCAAGTCTTCCGCCGATCGTAGCGGTCCCTCGACTTCCGCAGCCGCCCGCTCCAAGACCGCGATGATGTCACGGCTGCTCGACCACGTTCGCCCAGCAAGATGGCTGATGAAGATATTGAGGTAAGTCAACTCGCCCAAGCCGGGCGCCATCGGTGCGATTGGGTACGGCGATTTGGGGTTCGGGTAGAAGTCCAACATCGCAAACGGCCATTTGTCATCGCGCCAAAACGGGATCGGCCAACGAAACCGCTTCTCGATCTGATCGTCCGATTCCCTCTCAATCGCGTCGCTTGGCGCGTTGAGCGGCCAGTCGCAGCCCTCGCAAACAACGACGTAGCAATAGTCGCCGCAAACCTCGTCCAACGTCTCTCGCAAGGACGTGTCAACGCCGGTCAGTCGTCCGCCGCAACCCATCTTCGACCAGATACGGTAGAAGACGATTAGGTCGTTCGTCACGCCCTGCTTGCGATGAAACGACGCCAGGTCGTCGCCCCTCTGCTCACCTCGACCGTTGTGGCTTTCGGCAGTCGCTTTGTCCTTCAGCGAATCCTTCGGCAGATTGAATTCGCGTTCGACCTTCCAGTACGGCAAGACCTCTCGTTTCGCCACCCACCAAGCGTCGTCGAGCGAGGTGCAATCGGGGTCATAAAACAGATTCTCTTGCGAGTCGAAAAAACATCCGGTCAGCGTTCGCTGCGAACCCGGCATCTTATACTGGCGCGGCCAGACGACCCCTCGCCCTGACACCAACGCCTCGGTGATTGCTGAATGAGAGTTTTCGGCGAGGCCGCCGAACGGCTGCTCGTCCGGCGTGTAGTTCAGATAGAGTTCCATCAACTGGGTGCGGATGTCGTCATCCATGTCGCGCTTCAACTGCTCTTGCACAACCTGCTGAAACATCGGCGACTCTTCCCCGCCGAACATCTGAGGGTCAGGCTCGAACTGTTTACGCGGGCGGACGGCACGAGCCGGATTCTGGTGGTACATCGTGGGTCCAAAGATGGACACCAACTCGAATCCCTTTTGCAGCGTGATCTTAAAACGCGGCTTCATCTTGCCGTTGAGGTACTTCGCTTGGAACTTGTCGTCCCACATGAAGCCCATTTCGCCGCTGAAAAAATGGTGGCACTGGTTCGCAATCGAGTCCCACGGTTTGCGCACAGCTATCGCCTGCTGGATCTTGCCGAGCCAGCCACTAACGAGCGGTCGCATTACTTCCGTCTTCTTCGTCGGATCGGGCGACACGCGTGAGGATTCGAGGGCGCTAATCATTCAGTCGATCCTGCGGTTACGCGTTGGGTCGTTCGGCTCTTAATCACGCTACTAACCGTCATGGCGTTCCACTTGCCGCCGACTTCTTTCGCAATCTCTTTATTGGACTTGCCGGCTGCGTTCAGTCGCATAATCTGCACACGCTCTTGCTCGCCCGTCTCCGCTTCAGCGACGTGGGCCTGCGCTTGACGCGATTTCGCGATACGTTCCGCGTCCTTGAGTTGCTGGCGCTGAATCGATTCACTGAGCGTTTCCCAGAGTCCGTACTGGGCGGCGACTGGGTCTTGGACATCCGTTAGCACATGGTTGACGTTGCGTCGCAGAACGAACTGCATCGCGTGCTTGGGAAGCGTCGCCAAGTGGCAGCGATTGAGATAATCGATGTCGGTGACGACCGCTGCGATCGGCGTCGCTCGCGTGTCGCCCTTCTCGTAAAACACGACCTGACAACCGATGACCGTTGTCTCGCCACTGTCGAAGCCTTCTCGCTGTTTGCTACTCATCGTTGGGAAACCTCGTTTGTTGTTGCGCCGGGTCCACACGTCACTGACATGCGATCCTGCTTCGGCGCTGGGGACCACTGACTACGGAAATACTCAAGCGCCGGACTGGCCGGCATAGCGTTGATTGGCGGCGGCGCGTACTGGAAGTCGCCAGCACACCAGTAGCGGATGCAGTCACAAAGAGGATCGATCTGCCGGCCTGCCGGCTTCTCGCCTGTGACGCCGGACGAGGGATGTTCCTCTTTGCGGTACATCGCCATCTGTTTGATAAACGCCGGGCAGTTGCCGGTAACCAGGCGCAGCTTGGGGCGACCGTTCCGGCGGATGTATAGTGCTTCGCGGACGGCTTCGATTCCGCCCATCAAGTCATCGCTACCCATGCGGAATGTGCCGCCAGTCGAGACGCATCGCAGACTTAGAAGATTGAACGCGTCTTCGTAATGCTCGCGAACCGTTTTACTGAAGCCCATCGGCGTCGTTCGGCCAGCGTGCGAGTCCATCACGAAGTAATGGAACGACTGACTCTTCGCCTTGTGCAAAACGTGCTTCGCCAGCGTGTGGGCGTCGCAGCTGGGGATATAGACTTCGTCGTAAATGACGTGAACATCGCCACCGCATACCTCGGCAACGTCAGGCGGGGCGATCGCGGTCAGCAGGACGCCAGGGTGCGAGTGACCAGGGTCGAGGATCAAACCGCGACACCAATTCGTCGGCGGCATCCCGCCGTTCTTCGCGAGGATCTTATCTGCCGCGTCGTAGTCGCCTTCGCTGGCCGGCGGCGTACGGTGAACGAATTCGCTGAAGTTCGGGTAGACACGAGACGCGCCGAAGACGAACTCGCCGTCATCACGCGACTTGATTTCCTCTGCGCTCCAGCCCTCTCGCCGCTTCCGTTTCTCGTCTTCCTTGATGAACGGGTTGTCGCTGAATCGCAAGACGACTTCTTCAACGTCCGGCTTCTTCCGGTCCTGTTGATCTTTCGCCCGTTTGCTCAAATCGACGACGACGTGCGAGCCGTGGCCAGGCCAAACCGACCAGACGATGCGTCCCTCATGGTCAGAGATACGCGCTTGCCACTCCGCGTAGTGACCAGGAAATTTGATTTTCTCATCGATCCAGATGTAGTCGACCGGGTCGCCCATCTTCGGGTCAGCCACCGACGTGAACGCGTAGATGGTCGTGCCGTTCGTTAACTCGCATTTGGTGAACAGGCGGTTGGCTTTGTCTTTCCAACCCCAGCCTTTGGGGTTAATCAGCCTTTTGGGAATCGCCGGCGGCGAGGGGCGGCGATCGGCTTGACGGTCCTGATCCGTTTCAGGGTCATACGCTCGCCACTTGTCCGTCTCAAGGTCTTTGACCATGTCGAACAAGCCGCGTTGAAACAGCAATCGATGCAGCGTCTGGCCGATGTGCTTTTCGCCAAGCCCGATCGTCCACATCGTCATCGGGCGGTTCTGCTCGTGCGCAAAAGCGTGCGGCCCATAGATCGGAAGACTATTGCCGTCACTGTCATAGATCGGAATCCCAGTACACGCCGACGCGAACAACATCGCAGCGCACACCGACTTGCCCGATCGGTTGCCGCCTCGCAACAGCAATTCCGACGCGCCCGAATAGAAGACCTTCAGTTGGTTGGGCTTGGGACGAAATATATTCAACGCCTCTTTCTCCAACCGCGATCGATGCGCGGCGAGTTTTAAGAGTCGCTGTTGATTGCTAGGCGTAATGCTACGCTGCGTCTTCGTCATTTTCGTCCGCCAATAAACGCAATCCCATTTGGGACGCCATGCGCTCCACTTCGGCGCTTACGTCTTCCAACTCCATCGCGTCGATGTCTGTATTGGCGGGGCGATGTTCAGCTGCTTTCATGTGCAGCCGGACCAAGTCACGGAAGTAGTCAAGCACCAGCCGCGAACCAGGGTTCCTTGACATGGCGGTGTCGACTTGGTGTTTCCACTCAAGGCAGAAACCCTCAAGCCCGCCATGCATCGACATCATGCGATCGCACACCTGGACGACTTCGGCGTATTTGTCGCCAGCTTGCAAAAGGATGCTGCTGGTCTGCTTCATCAACTCGCGCTTCTCGCGGCTGATGGTCGGGTCTACTTCCGGCTTTCCCTCTTTCGCCATCTGGGCGTCGAGGCGGCATTGTCGACACAGGTTGTAATGCTGACCGTCCACGCTCTTACGAATCGGGCGCTTGCAATCAGAATTGCGACACTTGTGTTTTTTGTCGTTGCCGTTGTTTTCAGTCATCGCCTTACCAAAAAAGCCGCGACTCGGTTTACTACGCCGAATCGCGGCTCCCTACTCTGGAACTGACGCTCCAGTGATTCAGCTTTTGTTAGGAATACAACAGGTTCAGCCACACCCGCCCGGTCGTGCTGGCGATCCCCGCCATAGCGCGGCCAACATCGTTGTCCGTTGGAGGGGATGAGGCGTTGTCGATCTTGCCGCCGGCAGCGCAAGCGACAATCGTGTCAGCCGTAACCGTTCCGAGCGCGTGCGCAGTACACGGACCCTCTTGAACGATCCAGAACCAGCTACCGACGGGCACGCCGCCTGAGCCGATGTATTCATCCACTAGCCCAGCCGGCTGATCGGTCGCAGCTGCATAGTCGTCGACTACTTTGCCGAACGAACCAGCCTCATAAGTGACGAGCAAAGACGCGGTAAGCGTCGTCGCATCGTTGTTTTGAACCAACCGACATTTGACGAGCGAGTTGCTATTGCGAGGCTTCACGCCTTGCTGCGACCAGTCAACGTCGGGGAACCACTTGACCAAGCCTTCCGCATCCGACGGAATACTCGTCCAAGACTTACCTCGGGGCATTGAACCCATTCCAGCACCAGCCATCAGATCACCTCTCTCTCAAAAAGTTCCGCCTGCGTGCTGTCGGGGTTCACCCTGTTCACTCACACGCAGCCGCTTGTTCCGCTTTACGCGAAGGTGATGGCGTCCGATGCGACCAACTTCCCATTGGGAAGAACGACGATCAGATACCATGTGTCGATGCTCGACTCTTCAACATTGATGTCGAAGTCGCCGTCAGATTCACTCGTGACAAACCCGGCTTTGTCAGCCGTCGTTTCTTCCAGCACGCCGTCGGTGCCGATCGAGATTCCAGAGTCCGGCGCCGTACTAGCGATCGAATCGCCGTTCGCGTCGTCGGACAGATAAACCCGCACGCACGAACGAACTGTCATGTCGAGGCCGCCGGCGTCCAGCAGCTGCACCGCCACGTTGATGACATCTGTCGCTTCAGTGCCAACCGTGATGGTTGCGCCATCCACGCCAAACTTGCCAACGACATCCGCAGCGGCGGCGTTGCTCCCAAGCGCCGTCGTCAAGGCCGGCACTGTTCCTGATTTCAAAGCCATCAAATCGCTCCTTCGGCTTAGGCCAAGTCTTTGATCAGCGCGAAGTATTTCGGCTGATACCGTGCGTTGCCGAAGAAGCCGGCTTTGAAGAGGTACGCATCCGACTTGATGTCGTAGTACGGTCCTCGTGTGCCGAACAAAACGTCATCCCAGGACGCGAGTTCCATCTGATGGACGTTGATCGCGTAGACTTCCGTCGCCGGCACGTCAAATTCGTACTTGACCATCACGCCGTCTTGATTGAGCGTGTCGGGGAAGCCGAGGTCGCGGGCTTCGGGGTGAGGGATAATGTTCCGAAACTTCGCTTCGTGATAGTCTTGGAAGCCGTTGAACTTGTTGTTGCCCATCATGTAACAAGTTGGCCGACCATCTTTGCCGCCGTTCTTCGTGAGCCAGGTCGTGGTTCGACGAAGGATCTTGCCGCAATTGTCTTCCCAGTTGGTCGTCGCACCCCAAGCGGTGGACGAACTGTTGACGATGATCGGCGACAGGTAGTCGTAATCACTGTCGCCTTTGCCGTCCGGCCAGTCGGTGTTGATCGTCGAGTTGGGCTTCGTGCCAAGGTCGGTCGACCATTGGCCCGACTCCGACGCGAGCGCCGTCGATCGAGTGCCATACGTGTCGCTAGGAACAGCGACAATATCGCCAGCGGCGACGGTTCCGTAGCCAAGGAACGACTGCAGACCGTGAAGCCGGTTGCCGTTTCCAGTGGCGTAGCCGTCGATGTAAAGCTCACCGTGGAAGTGGTCGTCCAACGACTTCTTCAGGTTGGGCATAATCCGCTTGTAGCGATTGATGATCGCCACGTTGCCCTTGTTCATCAGCGTGTTCTTAAAGTCCATCTTGTCCGTGGCGACATAGCCGCGAACATCGACGTTAAGCTGCCGATAGAGGTCGTGTTCGTCGAACGAATACTCGCCACTGGCGCCATGCGATTGCACGGGCGGTTGCGAAAATTCGACGTTCCAATAACAGGACTCCCCGTTTTCGTTGAACGAAATTCGTCCAGCTTCGGACAGCAGTCGTAGGAAGAGTCGCCGCCGTACCGTCAGGTCGGCAGCGCCTGCGAAATACTTTCGCGCAGTCGTGTTAACGACCGTGAGGGCTTCAGCCATCTCTTAGACTCCGTTTAGATGATGCCTTGTTTCTTCGATTCCTCGTCAACCATTTCCGCGAAGTCCATGTCCTCCGCTGCACGCTCAGCAGCAGCTGCGACACGCCGATTAGTTGGCGGCGTATCTGGCTGGCCGTTGATGCGGTTCTTCTCTTTCGCGAAGCCCTCTTTCAATCGCTCATTGCGATGTTTCGGAAGCTCCGGCGAAGTTGGCGCGGTTGGTTGAGGGGTTTCCTCGCCGCTCGTTGCTGTTTCAGATGGCGATGGAGCGGCGGGGCGCCAATGCTCCATCGCGTAGTCGTTGAGCGCGTTGTCGTCGGCTTCAATGTTGTATTTCTCGAAGAAGGCGCGTCCCTGTTCACGGACGGCTAAGAATTGCTGGCCTTCTTCGGACACCTTTGCTGCGCCATCGCCCTGCAGCTGGTAACCGCCGTCCGCATCCAAGGCGAACAGCTGCTCACGGTAATGGTGCAAAAAGCCGTTGTACTGCTGGTCGGATTCGCTGAGTTGCTGTTGCTGTCCGAAGTAGTCTTTGATTTGCGATTGGACTCGCTCATCGAAGTCACCTACTTGTTGTTCAACCAGGCGTTGCGTGGCTTGCTCGACCAGGGTTGGGAATTCGCGAACCAGCTTGCGGGCGTGGTCGGCTTCCCAGCGTCGTGCCGTCGTAATCTTGTCGGCGATGGATTGGTCAACCCAGTCCCTCGCGGCGACGAAACGACCCGCTTCGGCGTCGTACTCGATGTCGCCTCTCGCGACGAGGGCTTCCCACTCGTCGCTAACTTCCGGCGGCGTCCAGTCCGCGAACGGTCCAGGCGTCTCTTCCTCTGGTTCTGGCTCTGGCTCAGGCGGGGCTTGGCGTTGCTCTTGCCACTCTTGGTAGGCCGGATCGCGAAGCCGTTCAGCGGCGTCCATTCCATCGAGTGCTTGCCGTTCAAGCTGGGCGACGAAGTCGGCGTCTGTCTCGTAGCCTTCTAGGTCGATCCCCCGTGATCGGTACGCGTCGAGGATTGGCGTGCTAACTGTCTCAGTTGGCTCGACCGCTGTCTCAGGCTCAGGCTCGGACGGCGTCGTGGGCGCAATCGACTCGGGTGACGGTAGCAAAGCGCTTGAGGGGTCGGCGGTTTTGTCGTCGCCGCCCTGCAGCTTGGCAGCAGCTTCAGTGAAGACATCAAGCGGAGTTCCACCATTGACGGGGGCGCCCAGCGTCTCTGGGGCACCTTCGTTCATGTCATCTGTGAAGTCGTGTTGCTTTGCCATCTCGTCTCCCGGCTGCTCGTTGCTGGATGCAACTCGTAACCGAGGGACCGCGCAAACTTAAAACACCTCAGCAGCGGTTGGCCGTAGACAGGGGGACACGGTAGAATAAAAGCAGACCCGGTAATTCATGGAGAGAAAATCGATGTCCTGCGCAATCTTGGATGAATCGCCGTTTATCATCACTGACGCCAAACACAAGTGTGTCTACAGTTACCGCCAGCTAGAGCGGTGGTCGCGGGAAGGACTCAGGGCTGGCGACGACAAAAAGGGGCCGATCGTCAAGCTCGAAACAGTTCGCATGACGACAGGGAAAGCGACCAGCCTGGCGGCAATCCGCCGATTCCTACTGGCGCTCAACGACTCGTCAGAGAAGTGCGACCGCGCTAGAATCGAAAACTACGTTCCATCACGGCAGTAATTTTGGTAGGATCACCGGGTGTCTGACATAAGGAGCAAACAGATGGCAAATTCCAGTGGCGCCCAAAAGGGCGGAAGCAACAGTGGACAAGGCGGACGCGGCCCGACGAAACTTCCGAGCAAGAAGATGACCACCGTCAAAGGTGCGGCTATCAAAGGCCAAACGTCCAAGAAGTAGAAACAGCCCGCTGCGGGGTGGAGCCCGCAACGAGCCTCACAACGAACCCTAATAGGAGGGAACGTCATGTCTGATGACATTCTAAAACGCTGCAGCAAGTGTGGGCAAGAGAAGCCTCGCGACGACTTCTACAACTCGATCGCTGACGAAGACGGCAAAAAGCCTGACTGCAAAGCCTGCTACACGCGAGGCACACGCAAGAAAGTTCGTCAAACGCCACTCTGGCGTGAGAAGAAGGCGCTTGACGCCAAGATCGCGAAACTCAATAGCGAACGCGAAGACCTCGTCTTCTTCGAGGCGTTTGAAGCCGACCGCGAACCCAAGATGTTCGAGTACATCCGCGTGTCGGACGACAAGCAGGTGGATAGCGGCTTGGGGCTTCAAGCCCAGGACCGGCGGCTGCATCACTTCTCGGCGATGATCGCAGAGTCAAACGACATCGACCCCAAAGCAACCGAGCGGTTTTCCGAGGAGGGTGTGTCTGCCGCCAAGATACCGCTTATCGAGCGCCCCGCCGGCAAGAAGTTGAACTCGAAGCTGCGTCGCGGCGACCACGTCGTCTTCGCTAAAGTCGATCGCTGCTTTCGCAACCAGAAAGATTTCGTCCTCACGCAAGAACTGTTCAACGCTAAAGGCGTCAAGATGCATTTCGCAGACTTGGGCATCGACACGTCGACTCCCCAGGGTGAGATGATGCTGACTACTCTCGTCGCATTTGCGCAGTTGGAGTCACGCCAGACTGGTGAGCGAGTCAAGGAAAGCGTCGCAGCTGGCCGGCAGAACGGCTATTGGGCCGGACCCTCGCCAGCGGGTTACGAATCCGTGCGAGTCAAAGGTGAGAAGGGACGCAAGCGGCTGCGGATCAAATACGAACTCACGGCGTACATGCGTCTGATCTTCCGCTACCGCCACACCTACCGCATGCCCTTCGAGCAGATCAGCGACGCGATCGAAGTTGCGATGGCTCGCAAGCAAAACCGCAAGCCGTATCACCGAATCACCTGCAACGGTAAGAACGACCGCTACTTCAAGGTTGCACGGATTCGGTGTCTGTACCGCAATTACTGCAAACACACCGCCAAGGTCGAACCATTGACCGTCGAAATCGATCCGACCCCACAAGGACAGATGATTGGCCGTATCGCTGCGGAGAAAGTCGGCGGGCTCCCCCGCACCGACAGGAAACGTAAACCCGCTTAAGGACCGAAACGATGGCCGAAGAATATCGCTACCCAACTGTAATTCACCCCGACGCCCTTTATGGCTTCCAACACCTGCGCAAAGAGATGGGTTTTGGCGAATCGCTACTCGCCCGAATCAAGAGCGAAGGCGGCGAAATCTACTACTACGGACGTGGCGCCTGCATCACCGGCGCCACGCTGATCGCGCACATTAAAAAACATGGTCGCAAGGAGCATCCGAACGCATCAAAACCCGTCGGTGGGTGAAAATTTGCATGCCCGCGACTTATACGCTATAGTGGCGATCCAGTTACTAAGGTATCCGATCGCTCGACTCGTGACTAATCGTGACGCTCGATCGGTGAAAACCACGGTTCGATGAAGAACCCGTCGACAGCCCAGTCCAGTTCGTCTGAAGCTCGCTTCATATCGTCTGCGACCAAGCCTTCGTGCAGGTATTCAAAGAAAGTGGTCCCGTGTAGACGCAACCGACAAAGTCGATAAAGGCATTCACCTTCGTCTGTCGGGGTGCGCACTGCGACCGTCCAGGTTTCGACGTGAGGGATCTGGTTGTGCCAGGGGCCGCCGAAGAATCGTATCCTTCCACTCATGTTTAGATTCATACCCGAAAAGGGGACGCTGTGGCAAAAAAATCGAGTGCTGTCCAATACGGGGCGAGGCTTTCATGGACTCGGGCTCGCCGATTAGCTGAACTCTGCGAGTTAGAGGAAGTGGGCGAAGTGCGTGGATTCCTGTCAGAGTTGAAAAAGGCTGGCCGCTCTGACGACATCGAGTTGCTTGACGACGAGGGCAACGACAAACGCAACCCGACCATCAAAACAATGGCCGAGGAATGCAAAAAACACCTAGCGAAGCCGAAAAAAACGCCGACTTCCCGAAAGCCACGAGCCGCCAGGGCAGCGTCTGCCGCCGTCGTCTCGGTCGCTCAGCAGGAAGCCACCGACACGTTCGCCCTGCTCAAAGAGATTCGGTCGTTGCAGAACAAGTACGGTTCCAAGGAAGTTAAAGAAGCGACCGCTTTCGTCGCTGATCTGCGAGGCGACTGATGAAGATCGGGGCGAACAAACTCGCGCGGCCTGGCCACTGCTTCGAGGACACGTTCTGCATTCATCACAACGGCTGGTATGACGAGTTGGATGCCGAATGCCTGCTTGTCCACGGCTACCCGCATCTGACCGACAACATCGACAGCGGGCACGCTAAAGGTACGCCCTTTGGCCACGCTTGGCTGGAAATCGACCTTCCTCTCAAAGGCTTCGGGGCCGAGGTATTGCCGTGCGTCATCGATCCGTTGTACGGCTTCACTGACCACGCGAAGCCGATGCCGCGTAAACTGTACTACATGGTTGGCGAAATTGAGGAAGCGGACGTGCGCCGCTACACCAAACGGGAAGCCCGCCAGATGACTGTGGAGCATAAGCACTACGGCATCTGGCATGACGGACCAGAAGGAGCGATCTTTACTGACTAATCTGATAGACTAATCCGTGTGCGTGGCCAGGATGGTCGGACGTACGAGGTCTGTTGACGGCGATCGGGAACGACCCTGCCGCCAATGCAAGTCGGTTTCACACCGGCTGCTTTGGTGGCACCCGGCGCACGTTAGCGGATATTGATAGACAGAGACAGGATTAGTTTGGTCCCAAACAAAAGAGGGATCGTTATGGATCATGCAGCCGAGCGGCGTTTGAAGAACGGCGTCAAGAATGTACTCACAGAATTGGAGGAATCCCGCGTAGACCAGCGAGTGTCCTGGGCGGTGCTTTCCAGCCGATCGGGAGTTAGTGAATCGACCTGTCGCCGCGTCCTCGCCTACACGTCCAAAACAGTCAATTTTCTCAGCGTATGCAAAGTCGCAGCTGCGTTGGGACACCGTATCTCCTTCAGGGAGAGAAACTAACGTCTTTTATGGAGCGACAATCATGGAATGGGTGACCATCTTAGCGCCGATCTTTCTGAAACTCTTCGAGCGTTGTCAGGAAGATAATAATAAATCGCGGGCCAACCGCATCAAGCGAAACGGACCACTTGTTCGGATGCGACTCGCCAGCCAGTTGCGAGGGCAGGGTTACCGAGGCAAGCGACTTCGACGCGCGCTCAACGACGCGCGGGACGACATCGCATCGGCGTCTGAAGAGGAAATCGAATTGTTCCTCGACGACGTGGAGCGGGAACACGCAGCTGCATCTGCCAACTAAGGAATGTGGGGACGCCGGGTTTTTTTCACTCTTGTGGACAAATGTTCTACCGGCGTCCCCCGTTTTTCTCTCGTGGCTTTCTGCAAATACATCTCCGACCCTGACGGCGGGTTGTCGCCAGGGGCGTTAACACCCTGGGCGCTCGCGATCCGTTAGGCAAGAGCGTCGCCGTTCGGATGGAGAAGAGGGAGAAATCATGAAGCTCAGCGAAACGATGATTAGCCCAGCTGGCGTTCTTCGATGTTGCCTCGCCCACTGCTTCGACGGCATGGCGGACGATACGGAAGTCGAGCTTGGGCAGACGATCGCTTGTAAACACTGCGAGCGTGAATTCACGCTGACGACTGGCGAAACGCGATTCACGAGGGTTCAGTCTGTGCGACTCGCCGAGTGGCGCCCAACCGATGAGGACCAAGCTAACGCCACGACCGAACCCTGAACCATTGGCCGTTGCTGGCTTGGCACGCGGCGTCGCCAGTCAGCGTCATCCCGTAGCCAGGCACGCACGTCCCACAACTCGGCGTGGAGCCAACGCCCCAGCCTTCAAAGTTGCCGATGTTCGCGCCAACATGGTAGTAGGCGTAGTTGGCCGCCATGTAGTTCGCTTCGGCCACGCATCGCTCTTGATCGTTGGCGGCGACGCCCCAGACGTTGACGTACGTGTAAGCGTAACTTGTGGACCGTTGGCGAAACCATCGGCGTCGCGCTTGGGTTTCTGGCGTGACGGCGGCGAAGAGAAACAGCACGCCGAGCAGCGAGAGTAGATATTTCATTTGACTTTCTGTTCCAGGTTTTTGACGCGTTCTTCTAAATCGATCACATCGCGAATAACACCTTGGGGATGAGGAAGCCCGTCAGGACCGAGATTACAGTGAGCATCAAGGTCAGTTCTAACGCGCTCAATGCTTCGCTTGAGCGAGACTGTTTCCTCTTTGAGTGTTTCCTCAATGCGTTCCAGCCGACCGCGATTCTCACGAATGTCGAATTCAAGAGCGGCACGCGTCGAATAGTAAGCGCCAATAATACCGCCAATTGGCACCAGCAAGACCAGTAAACCACGAGCGGCGTTAAGGAGTTTTGCATCAGTAGATTGGCATGGCGCCAACCTTCTCGATTCATTGCGTTCTTCATTTGCCATCTTTGCCCCCGATAGGACGTTCAATAGGGGCACCCGTAAGGAGCCTCAACACTGCGTTGCCAACGCCAATGAACACCGTAATCCACGGCAGGGCTTTGGGGGTGGTGATTGCGTTAGCGCCGATGGCTAGATCGATCGCAAGCAACGCGAGAGTGATCGCGTTGAACCAAAGAGTTTTGGAGAGATACCAAGGTTTCGCGCCATTGGGCGCATCAGGAGCATTGGACATTTGCCTGTCACTTTCCTGAAACCTCGCCCGCCATTCTAGGAAACTCGCCCATGATCGCCAACCGGAAAACACCGCCCCCGTCTAAGAAAGCCGAGATGGTCGCTGGCGTCCTTGAACGCGGCATTCAGCCCGCGCCATAACTGCGATGACGCTTGACGGTAGCGGCAGAATCCGTACGCTGGGCGGATGACCGGCGCATAAAATACGCAAGCTGCTCCTTGGCGGCTCAGCGCGGGCGGGCGTCATCCGCAACACTCAATGCCTCGCCGAGTAGTGATCCCTCGGCGGGGTGTTTTTCAGTCCACGAGAATTCCACGGAGCAAGAGAATGCGAACCGCCGTAATCCTGATCGCCCTACTATTCGCCACCCCTGCCTTTGCTGGCCGACTGGTCCCAGTCCAGAAGTCAGCCCAGAAGGTAGCGGCCCAGAAGTCCGCCCCCGTCGCAGCCCAGAAGGCGTCGCAGAAAGGCGCCGTCCAGAAAGGCGCTCGACGCGTCCGACGAATCCGGCTGTTTGGCTCGCGTCGAGCCCGAGCCTGTGCCGCCGGCGTTTGCCGATGACCAACTACCACCGGGGGGGGAAGTTCGATCGTTCGGTAACTGTTCGCCGAACGATCGAACCCCTTTTCAGGCGCGGAGTTACCGCTATATTGGCTCCCGTTGGACCCAGTCCAACACACTGACCGGGCCGTCTACCTGCCCCAGGCGAGCCGGTCGCTTTTATGCGCCGTATGACTGGGCGGCGTCGGGGTCAGGTCCAGCCCACGTTGGCCGCCCGGCGCCGTTCGGATCATGGAAGCGGTTGGCGGTTCGTTTTCTTTGCCGCCATTTGGGTTTCAGTAGGCCACGCTTCCACCATTTGGGTCAAAAATGGGTCAATTTTGACCTACGTCGCATTTGTCGTACAATCCAGGCTCCCCATGTTACTCAACATGGCCTCCAGCCGCTGATGTAGTGTCCCCCCAATACATCAGCGGTTTTTTCGTGACTGGGCGACTCTAAATGCTGAAATCAACTCGCAATAAACACGAGTTCGTCCGCCAGTGGGTTGATCGCGGCGCGAAGATTCGCGAGGTCCTTGAGGCTGACGGCAGCCGACGTGGAAGACTTTTGCGGCGAATACCGCAATGCAATCAGCGACAAAAGGTTTTGATTGACGCCCCGGCCAAAATCACTACAACCAGGCGTACCTACTCTACCGACGCTCCTCTGGTTGCCAACGCACCGGGGAAACCAAGCGAAACGCAGCCCAAATACTCGCCCGAGTAGGAAGGCGAAACCGGCAGCTGTCGCCGTCATGGAAGGGTCTGAAACGACCCGCTACACAACCATCGAAGACAGTCGAAGTCGTCAGGATCGGCCAAAAACCGAAACACGCAAGACGCTTCAACGTGGTGGACCTCCGAGTGTCCCACGCCCCCAAAATGGTATGGGGACCCGTTATGCGCTGACACAAACGATCGTAGCGCGAACCGCACCGTATCTCCGCTTGAGCCGGAAAAACGGACTCGAAGGGATGTCCCGCTGAAGCCCCCTAGCGGCCTCACTGGCGAGGGTTAGCGTTCCGCCTCTCCCTACCCGCCAAATCGTGCGAGGTGAATAGACAGGCGAAGGGTGGATGACAGAAACGGGGGAAAAATCTCCAGGGTTGATAATACAATAAACGCACGCCCGCGCGTGGGCACCGCCCCCTGGGTTCGGTCGCCGTAAGTCGTTTGACTGCAACGGGTTAGGCGCTGCCCGACGGTCCCGATTTTCCCCGCC